AGGACGAAGAGTATGAAGACGAGGATGATGAGGACGTCGAAGATCCTGACGAAGATGATGACGATTCCGAAGAATATGAAGAGGAGGATGACGACATGGGTGCAATCGCACATAACTTATTCGAAGGCAACAATACAGACAACGGAGACGTTCTGTCCCACAGCGAAATGCAGGAGATTATCGAGGACGGTAAGAGATATGGTTCTATGAAAGAATCATTCCTTGCTCATGGTATTAAAAATATTGAGTACCTGTTCCCGGATGCCAAAAATTTAAACACACCGCCAGATTTCATTGCAAGAGATCAGGGTTGGGTAACCGAAGTAATGAACGGAGTACACCACACACCATTCTCAAGAATCAAGTCTATGTTCGCAGACCTGAGAGAGGATGAAGCCCGGGCAAGAGGTTATATCAAAGGTAAGCTCAAGAAGGAGGAAGTATTCTCATTACTGAAGAGAACGACCACTCCTCAGACAATCTACAAGAAGCAGAAGATTGACCGTGATGATGTTATCGATATTACAGATTTCGATGTAATCGTTTGGCTGAAAGCAGAAATGAGAATGATGCTGAACGAGGAAATTGCAAGAGCAGTCCTGGTTGGTGATGGACGTCTTACATCCAGCGATGATCACATCAAAGAGGACAACATTCGTCCTATCTGGAAAGATGTTGATCTCTACACAATCAAGTATCCTATTGCAATCACGAAAGAAACAACCGCAGCCGAGAAGGCTACAGCATTTATCGAGGCCTGCGTAAGAGCACGTATCGAGTACAAGGGTTCGGGTAATCCAAAACTGTTCGCTCCAGAGTCAATCATTACAGAGTGCTTACTGCTGAAGGATAAGAACGGACGTATCATCTACGACAACATTGAGAAGCTGGCTACAGCATGCCGTGTATCCAAGATTGTTTCTGTTCCGGTTATGGAAGGTCTCACACGTGTAGACAAGACTGACACACTGGCTCTTCAGGGTATCATTGTAAACCTGCAGGACTACAACATTGGTGCGGACAAGGGCGGCGCTATCAATATGTTCGACGATTTCGACATTGACTACAACGCTCAGAAGTACCTTATCGAGACACGTATCTCTGGAGCACTGATCAAACCATTATCAGCTATTGCTATCGAGACAAAGATTGCAACGGCAGACTTTAGCAAGGTAGCTGGTCAGGGCGGAAACTAATCAAAATGGGAGGAAATGATCGTGAATAGATGGTACGGCAAGATCGGCTTTGCTGAGCAAGTAGAAGTAGCTCAATCAGTTTGGACTGAGCAAATAACGGAACGTATCTATCGAGGAGATATTCTTCGTAATACGAGACGTCTTCAGGATTCGCAGCAGATCAATAGTAACATTTCAATCTCTAATCAGATAAGTGTTATTGGTGATGCCTATATACGCGATCATTTCGTTGATATGCGATGGGTTGAGTTTATGGGGGCTAAGTGGAAGGCAACAGAAGTTGATGCTTCACAGTCCCCTAGACTTATTATAACATTGGGAGAGCTGTGGAATGAGGACGAGACTTGATTTCGATAGATATTTAAAAGATATTGTTGGGAAGGGCGCCAATGTATATTTCCAGCCACCTTCCAATATATCCGGAGCTGGGCAAAAAGTTATAAAAAACATCAAATATCCAGCGATAGTATATTCTGTTGATGATTACAATATTCGATCGGCAGATAACAAGAACTATAGTATTGATAAAGAATACTCAGTAGAAGTGGTAACTAAAGACCCGGATAACACATTAGTCGATAAGATAGTGGAAATACCCACGGCAAGATTTAACAGATCTTACTTATCGGATGGACTGTATCATTCGGTCTTTGTAATTATATTTTAAAGGAGGAAAAACATGTCTAAATTAACATGGGACAAAACCGGAGAACGTAAGTACGAGACCGGTGTGGATCATGGCGTTATTTATCCAGTTATTGATGGCGAATATGGCGCTGGTTCTGCATGGAACGGTCTCACTGCAGTTACAGAATCTCCATCCGGAGCAGAAGCATCTGCTGTATATGCTGATAACATGAAGTATCTAAGCCTTATGTCAGCAGAGGAGTTTGGAGCTACAATCGAAGCTTATACTTATCCGGAAGCATTCGACAGATGTAATGGAACAGCTGAGATTACCAAGGGAGTTACTATTGGTCAGCAGAACAGAGACACATTTGGTTTCTCTTACCGCACATTGCTCGGCAATGATGTAAAGAGTAACGATTATGGTTACAAGATTCACATTATTTACGGAGCTAAGGCTTCTCCATCCGAGAAAGGCTTCCAGACAGTAAATGATTCCCCAGAGGCAATTTCATTCAGCTGGGAGCTTTCAACAACACCAGTTACAGTTGATGGCTTTAAGCCAACAGCGCACCTCGAGATCGATTCTACAAAGGTCGAAGCTACCAAGATGAAGAAGATCGAGGATGCTTTGTATGGAACAGAAGATACAGAAGCTAAATTGCTTCTTCCAGATGAGATCATTAAACTTTTAAAATAACTGACCCGTCACTAGACGTCTCTGCAACTCCTATTACAGGAGAAGACGACCTGTTTGGCAAGAAGGCAGCTGACCTTCAGTCAAATATCAAGGTGAATGAGAGTACTGGAGTAATTTCTGGTACTCTTAACTATGTGACGGGCTATACTGGATTCAGCAGTAAAGTCGACGAACAGAGTGGTAATTACATCGCTCTTGACATTGCTCCAAAGAGTGGTTTCCCTGAATCATTAACGGTTGAAGTTAAAAATGGAACATCTGGCCCATCTAAACTTCTCCAGTCTGATCATCAGGCAGTTCTTAAGATCAAGGACACTAATAAGCAGTCTATCTTGATTAAAGCAACTAACAAAGGCGCGACAGAAACAAAAGAATACTTACTTACAGGCGTAACACTTAAAACAGAATAAAGTTTTTCCTAGTCTGCTGAAATATGCAGACTGGGATTTTTAAGAATGAAAGGAGACTAAATTATGTTTATCAAAACTATCAATTACAAGGACTTTGACGGAAATGAGAGATCTGAAGATTTCTACTTCAATCTTACTCAGAGTGAAATTTTAAAATTGGAAACAAGCCTTAACGGGGGCTTAACATCATACATGAGCCTTATGGTGCAGAAACAGTCTCAGCCGGATATCATGAATCTTTTTGAGAAGATTATTGATGCATCTTACGGAATCAAATCTCTTGACGGCCGTACATTTACAAAGACTCCTGAAGCACTGGCAGAGTTCAAGGCTACTGCAGCATATGACAAGTTCTTTATGGAAATTTGTATGGACGAAGCAAAAGCTTCCGAGTTTCTGCTTAATATCATGCCTGACGAAGTAAATGACAAGATCAAGAAAGCGGCGGAATCCGGAGTATATGACGATGCTACATTAAGCGATGCTCAGAGAAAGGCGATTTCAGCAGCAATGGCAGAAGTAGCAGGATCTGTAGCTGCTACAGATGACGCTGTGAAAGAAGCAAACTAAGGAGATAATAATGCTCGAATTAATTCTTCCTGGATATGAGCCGTTTGATCAAGAAACTCAAACTTTTGGGAAGGTTGTAAAACCTACTAAGATTAAGCTCGAGCATTCCCTAATAGCAATTTCAAAATGGGAGCAAGTATGGCATAAACCATTATTGAAATCTATGGATGAGGGAACTCTAACCGACGAAGAGTTTCTTGATTATATGTACTGTATGATAGTTGGGTCTTTCGATAAGGTTGAGTTTTTTAAGCGACTTGATGATAGTTTACTTAAAAAAATAATTGACTATATCGAGGACCCAGCTACAGCATCTAGGGTTTTTACAATTGGTGATGACGATAAAGGGAAACCGGAGACATTAACAAGCGAGCTAATATATGCTTACTTAGCTATGGCTAGAATACCATTTGATCCCTGTGAGAAATGGAATATTAGACGCGTTTTTATGCTCATAGAGTTGTACGCGGTAAAAACAAATCCTCCTAAGAAAATGACCAATGAAGAAATCCGTAGATGGCAAAAGAAAGAAAATGAACGAAGAAAAAAAGAATTACATACAAAGGGGTGATAATATGGCCAGAACACGAAAAGCGGCTGTTAACCTTATTAATTCTTGGGTTGGCAAAAACGAAAAAGATGGATCTTATAAATCCATTCTTGATATTTACAACAAACAGAAAACGAAACCAAGAGGTGTTACTATGAAGCCTGGAATGGCGTGGTGCGCTACAACTTGGTCTGCAGTAGCAATTGCCCTTGGATATACTGATATCATGCCAGTTGAGTGCAGCTGTTATTATCTTATTAAAAGGGCACAGAAAATGGGTTGCTGGAAAGAGAATGATAACTACATTCCTAAAATTGGAGATGCTTGTCTTTATGATTGGCAGGACAATGGGGTCGGAGACAACAAAGGAACTCCAAAACATGTAGGAATGGTTACCTATGTTAACAAGAGTGAAGGGTACTTTGTCGTAACAGAAGGCAACTATAAGAATTCTGTTAAGAAGAGAACGGTCAGCATCAATGGTAAATTCATAAGAGGATTTATCATACCAAAATACGATGCAGATCAGCCAAAGATTAGCACTAGCACTCATCGGCATTCCGGTAAAGAAGTTAAAACAGTAGCAAGAGAAGTGATTGCTGGTCAATGGGGCGAAGATTACAAATCGAATCTTAAAGAAAAGCATTATGATGTCAATGCCGTTATGAAAGAAGTAGATGCAGTAATTAATACGCCATGTGGACTAACGACTACTACTTGTTATGCAGCACATACGAGCTATTTTTATAAGGGGTTATATAAAACTTCTAAGAAAACTCCTATGCGTATCGACGCTGGATGGAACAAAAAGCTCATGGTTGAAATTCCATCTGGGAGAAAGGTTGAATGCTATGGATATTTCAGCAAGTATAAAAAATCTGTGTGGTTACTGTGCGTGGTAACTATTAAGGGAAAAAAGTATACAGGATTTGTAGAACGTTCTACATTAGCGGAATAAAGGAGAAACGATATGATCAGATGCAAACTTGAGGGCAATTTTAAAAAGCTCGATAATTATTTCGAAAAGCTTTTGGAAGGCGTTAACGTCGGTATATTAAATAAGTACGGACGTGAAGGCGTAGCCGCCCTCAAGGCTGCAACTCCTGTTGATACCGGAGTAACAGCTGCATCGTGGTATTATGAAATAGTGCGCGATAACGGATCTATAAGTTTAGTGTTTAAAAATTCTAATGTAGTGAACCATGTGAATATAGCTATTATTCTACAATATGGACATGGAACTAGAAATGGTGGATATGTTCAGGGGGTTGACTATATTAACCCGGCTTTAAAACCGGTATTTGATAGGCTAGCTAAAGATGCTTGGAAGGAGGTCACTGGATAATGGGTAAAGTTGTTGAAGACGACGTTGTTCGAATGCAATTTGAGAATGGACAATTCGAGAAAAAAATTCGTCAAAGTCAAAAATCTATAGAAGCTCTTAAGAAAAGCATCGACTTTAGTGAGTCTGGAAAGAGTCTTGCTAAATTTCAAAATGAGACTAAAAAGTTCAACATGGACGGAATGGGCAGAGCGGTAGAAGCAGTTCAAGTCAAATTCTCAGCTATGGATACCGTAGTTATGAGTGTGTTGAATCGACTTACAAATGCAGCTGTTGACGCAGGCAAAAAAATAGTATCGGCTTTAGCTTTTGATGGTATGTCCGATGGTTGGAACGAATATAAATTAAAGATGAACTCTATTCAGACAATTATTATGTCCACTGGAGAAAGTTTGTCTACGGTAAATAAGTATCTTGACGAACTTAATACGTACTCGGATAGAACTATTTATTCGTTCTCAGACATGACCGCAAATATTGGAAAATTTACGAATGCTGGTGTTGGGTTAAAAGACGCAGTTGCGGCAATCAAAGGTGTATCAAACGAAGCAGCAATTTCTGGTGCAAATGCAGAACAGGCGTCTCACGCAATGTATAACTTTGCTCAGGCATTATCGGCTGGATACGTAAAACTCATCGACTGGAAATCAATCGAAGTTGCGAATATGGCTACAATGGATTTCAAACAGAACTTGCTTGATACTGCCGTTGCTCTAGGTACAGTCGTCAAAAAGGGCGAGGACTATTATACAACAACTACGAATGCTAAAGGAGCTACATCCGACGCATTTAATGCTACAAAGAACTGGAATGATAACCTTCAGTATCAGTGGATGACTACCGATGTTCTTGTTCAGACGCTTAGCAAATATACCGATGAAACAACAGAACTTGGTCAAAAAGCATATGCTGCGGCTTCAGAATTTAAAGATGCTGGGCAGATGTTCGCAGCTTGGAAAGAAGCTATCGGTTCTGGATGGGAACATACATGGGAAACGATATTTGGTAACTTCGAAGAATCTAAAAAACTTTGGGGATTCTTAGACAATATAATCGGTAACTACATCGTAAAAACATTTGCCGCTAAGAATGCTACTCTAGATGCTTGGAAGAAAATGGGTGGACGAAATTCTTTAATGCGTTCATTTGTTAATGTAATGGCAGCTGCAGTAGGGATATTAGATACCTTTAGAGTTGCTTATAGGGCTATATTCCCAGAAAAGAATGCAAAAGAAATAAAGAGTATAACTGATGCATTCGAAGTCTTTACTAAGAAACTGATAATGTCTAGGGATAAAGTCGATAAATTATATCGAACTTTAAAGGGTCTGTTTACAATTGTAAAAATTGTTAAAAATGTTCTTGGCGTAGGACTTAAAATCTCTTTACAGATTATTTCTAAATTATTGGGAGTATCTGTAAATAGTGTACTTGATCTTACTGCAGTTCTCGGTGATGGAATCGTTCAATTTGACAAGTTTGCGAAGGTATCTGATGTAGTGGCCAAAGGCGTTAATCTGATATCATCAGCAATAGTGTTTTCAATCAAAAACATTGAGTATTTCGCAAAAGCGATATGGAATTGGAAAGGTACGCAGGAAGTAATAAAACTGTTAGATGAATTAATAGTTAAAACACTGTGGCCAGATATAAAAGACTTTGGCGAAAATGCAGGAAAACTGATTGATGAGTTTATCGATCATTGTAAAGAAGTTGGGCATATAGATTTCAAAGCTTTACTCAGTACCATCCTTGGAATAGGAGCGGTTGCCAAAGAGAGTTTTGGTGGAGCAGGAGATTCGATAGATTCTTTTACTTCGAAATTATATTCTCTTAGGTCTAAGATAACAGGATATTTTAAAGGTTGGACCGATCAGGCAGACGGATTTAAGAAAACGATGATTGATACATTTAATGGTATATTTTCTTTCGTTGAAGATAAATCTGGAAAGGTTAATACAGCTAACATCTTAACCATATTGTTAGGAGGGGTTTCTGTAAAGGCCCTTTATAATCTCTCCAAGTTATTATCAGTGCTTACCGACAGGTTCGGTGGTTTATTTGCCTTGCCAGCAGCGATTGGTAATAGTTTTATTAAGCTTATGAACCAGGGAGCTTTAACACTTAAAACCTGGCAAGACTCAATCAAAGCTGATATAGTTATTAAGATCGCGAAAGCAATCGCTATATTGGTTGGGTCTATAGCTTTACTTACTGTGTTACCTCAGGATCGAATCGAAGGCGCTGTTGTCTTGATAGGCATATTGGGAGCAGCGTTAACAGCATTTGCTTATACAATTGGTTCCATTTCTACGGAAAAGTTAGCAAAAGGATTTTCTGGCGTATCTGCAATGGTCATTTCTATCGCTGGAAGCATTTTACTAATGACGATAGCATTAGAAAAACTTCAAAATGTGACCATTAACAAGTCTATGGCTATTAACATTGGAGTAATTACTGGCTTAGTTGGAGTAATTACTATATGTTCTGGAGCATTAACTAAATATACAATGGGCGCTGATTCCAAATTAGCAGCTGCTGGAGCTCTTCAAATTGTAGCATTAGCAGCTTCGTTGCTACTTATGGTTAAAGCCCTTAAACAATTATCCGGGTATGATATAGATGATGCCGGAAGTACAATTGGGGCATTGGTATTAGCTGTTGGATCATTATCAGTACTTATGATCGCAGTTGGAAAAGCAAATGCTCTAGGTGGTACTAGAGGAGCTATTACATTATTGGCTTCAGTAGCGGCTATATACGGATTAGCAAAAGCGATGTCTAAAATTTCCAAAATGGACTTTAGTTCCATGAAAAAAGGATGGAAACAGTTTGCAGTGGTATTTGGAACCATGATGCTGTTATTTAAAGCAGCTGCTAAAGCCGGACCAAATGCTGCAAAAGCAGGGGTTCTGCTCCTTAGTTTTACAGTTAGTTTGCATGTTTTATTAAAAGCATTCGAAAAGCTTCAAAGGTACGACCTTAAAACGACTGCAAAATGTATAGCTGATCTGATAGCTTTAATGATTCCTATTGGTACTCTAATAAAAGCTTCAGCTAAAGCTGGTCAATATGCCGCTAGAGCTGGTGTGATGATGGTAACGGTTGCTGGATCTATATTGATATTGACTGCAGCTATTGCCGTATTATCTGGTCTAGATCAATCAAAAATGGCCGGGGCAACTGCAGCTGTGGATTCCATAATCTTATGTATGTCCGCTATGATAAAAGCCGGAGATGTATCCATTGATGCTAAGAAGTCAGTAATAGTCGCTGCTTTGGTTGTTGGCGAAATAGCTGGTGTTATTGCTTTATTGGCCCAGCTAGATCCAACTGGAGTTATGGCTGGATCAGCAGCTATATCATTACTTTTAGGCGTGTTTACATTATGCTTAAAAGGATTCTCTGGAATTGAAAAGGTGCGCGCTAGTGTTCTTTTAGCTGGTGCAGTTCTTTTGGAGATAGCTGGTGTTATTTGGTTAGTGGCTCAATTGGATTGGAAACGATCGTTGGCAGCCTCTGCAGGATTAAGCATGGTTCTGTTATCTATATCAGCTTCTATGCTGATACTTCAAAATGTGCCTATTGCTGGAGCTATAAATGCGCTAGGAAGTTTCTCAATATTTGTTGCTGGACTCGCAGCAATTATAGCCGTACTAGGAGGTCTTAATAAGATACCTGGATTCCAGGATTTCATGAATGGTGGAGTTCAGATAATGGAACTTCTAGGCGAAGGCTTAGGAAAGTTAGTCGGCGGAATTATATCCGGTGTTGGCCAGGGAATCACAGATGGATTACCACAAATAGCTACAAATCTATCGGACTTTGCAAATAATCTGCAGCCATTCTTATCCACGATGGGTAATGTAAATCCAGAGATAGGATCGTCTATGTCTGTGCTAGCAGGATGCATTGTCAAAATAGCTGGAGCTGAGATTGTGAATGCCATTTCTACCTTTGTAAACCTTGGAAAAGATCCAATTCAGAAATTTGCTTACCAACTTCAGTACCTTGGCGCTGGTATGAAATCATATGGCGATCAAGTAGCAAATGTCAATCCGGAAACAGTTAAGGGTACTGCTATAGCAGCTAAAACGTTAGTTGAATTAGCTAAAGCTATACCAGCGGCTGGTGGATTAGCACAGTTATTGACAGGAACAAAAGACTTAGCTACTTTTGGATTATCTCTTATACCATTTGGAGCAGCATTTGCAATGTATGCTACGGAAGTTGCTAACATAAATCCTGGGGTAATCAAAGGAACATCTTCTGCGGCTCAAACATTGACCGATTTAGCAAATGCTATACCTGAAGCTGGTGGATTAAAACAGCTATTAACAGGATCTAAAAGTTTAACTTTATTCGGTTTATCTCTTATACCGTTTGGAGCAGCATTTGCTACTTATTCTAGTCTAGTGGCCGGCGTTAATACAGAAACCGTAAAAGCAACATCTGCGGCAGCAATGACAATAACAGAATTTGCCAACTCTATTCCTAGTTTGGACGGCATGAAAGAATGGTTTGTTGGTGGCTCTGAAGATTTGGGAACTTTCGGTAAGAGTATGGTCTCATTTGGTAAATCATTTGCTAAATACTCTGATACTGTATCTAAAGTTGATACTGAATCGATAAAGGCAACGTCATCAGCAGCAATGACAATTACAAAATTAGCCGGAACAATACCGAGTTTGGATGGTATGAAAGAATGGTTTGTCGGAGGTTCTCAGGACTTAGGGACTTTCGGTAAGAGTATGGTCTCATTTGGTAAATCATTTGCTAAATACTCTAAAACAGTATCCGGAATCGATACCTCAACTATAACGGCTACATCTGCCGCAGCTACATCTATTGCAAAGTTAAACGATGACCTTCCAGAAGCGACATCTGCTAAAAGCATACTCTTTGGTGGAAACAAGGAGAGCTTAAAGAAGTTCGGAAAGAACCTTGTATCATTTGGTGAGAGTTTTGTAAGCTTCTCGACTACAATAAAAGGAGCTGATACATCTAACGCAGGAACTATTGCTAAGCAATTGTCCGATTTCATCAATTCTCTGAACGGTGTTAAGGGTGGACTGGACAAGAAAGTCAAGGATATGAACAAAGCATTTAAGGCTTTGGGTAAGACTTCTCTAAAATCCGTACAGAATGGATTCGAATCAAAATCGGGGGACTTTGAAAAGGTTGGCTCTAAGGTTGTTGGGTGGATTTCAACTGGAATGAAAAATAACAGCGAAGATATGAAGTCTCCGTCATCAAGCGTAGCTAAGAAGTTCTTGAAATACGTTACAGATGCATTCAAATCAGACACCGATACTACTGATGGATTTAACTCAGTGGTAAATAGTGCTCTTAGTACAGCTAAAAGCACGTTTAATGATTATAATTCAAAATTCAAAGATGCAGGTTCGTCATTAGCTAAGAACCTTGCTAGCGGTATGAGATCTAATTCTAAAGATTTTAGTACAGCTGGTGCTAACGCGGCTATAGGATTTATGAGCGGTGCAAAGAATAAGAGTTCTGAAGTATACTCGACTGGTGTTTCCTTAGGAAATCAATTACTTAAGGGCATGAAGAGCAAGAAATCTCTTGACGAGCATTCCCCTTCCAAGAAAACCAATAAAGTTGGTGTTTACGCTGGAGAAGGTCTTGTTAAAGGTGTTAAATCAACAGCTGGAGACATTGAACTTGCAGGTATTGACGCTGGAAGAGGGGCTTTGCTAGGCGCAGGAAAAGGTATAAAGGATGGCGCTAAGAAAGCAGAAAAAGCAGTTAGCGGATACGTTAAGGGGATAAAGAAATCGATTAATAAATCAGTTGGAAATTCTGATGTCGACAAGATCATGAACACTGTAAATGGTATTCTTAATTCCGGTAACAGTACATTCTCTGATCAAATGGATAAAACGACAAAAGATATTATCAAAAATGCTAACAAAACTGGAGCTGGCGTAACTAGCGCATACGATGCAACTTCTAAGAAGATTGCAAGTAAGTCTAAAAAGAACAGTAAGAAAGCAAAGATAAAGATGACCAAAATCATTAAGGTCGCTTATCAGTTTGGAAAGACTTTCGATAAGGCTGTAAGCTCATTCAATAAAACTCCATACGAGACGATTACCAAAATTTCTAAGAGTTTAGGAAAAGAACTTCTTAAGACAACGCCTAAGCTTAAGACACTTAGTAAAGCTACTAAAACTGCCGAAAAAACTATCAAGAATTTTGCTATTGCCCTATATAAGGAATCGGATCAGTATAAGGAAGATACAAAGTCCGTTAAGCAGCATGAAGCAGCTTTGAAGAAGCTTCTTAAAACACAGGATCGTTTGAAGAAGGGCCTTAGCACATCGGGTAAGAAGCTTAATAAAAAGAATCTTAATTCAGCCATTAAGGAAAATAACACAGCAATCAAAAATGCTGTAAAACAGCTGAAAGAAGATCAGAAAAGCATACAATCTAACATTAACTCAACGTTCAAAGAATATAGAAACAACATCATTAATTCAATAAAAGAATATACTAAGTTTACGAATATCGCATTCGATAACTCTAGAAATATATTCTCAGAGTTTTCTGATTCTATGGACGACGAAATGAGTACCGTTCTTAAGAACATGGAAAGTCAGGTTGAAGGTTATCAGGAAATGAAAGATAACCTTGCACAGGCGGCAAAGAAGGGGCTTAGCAAGGGACTTATCGACACTCTTAAAGGTATGGGTGAGTCTGGCTATGCATACATTAAGCTATTCGCTAATGCTTCGAAAGAAGAAATCGATAGAGCGAATGCAGCTTATGCAGAAGCCAGTAAACAAAGCAAAGAAGACATTATTGCTTCTTATAAGAAAACCTATCAAGATGCTGTTAAATGGAAGAATTCCATAAAGAAGATGCTCAATCAAGGTTGGGATATTCGCCTTGTTCAGGAATTGGTCGATGAAGGACCTGGAAATCTTAGTAAAGTATTAGAGATGCTCACGTTTTCAGACGAAGAGCGTAAAGAAATCAACAGTGTATACGTTAAGAATCTCAAACTTCAAAAATCTGGAGCCAATGATATTATCAAGTCGTTTGCTTTAAAGAAGGAAAAAGAGGCAGCTAAGAAAAAGGCTAAGAAGAATGTAAAGAAAACTGCAAAAGATGTTAAGAAGGACGTAAAAGAAATTCCTAATGCTGTTTCAGAAGCAGCAAAAGAAATGGAAAAGAATCTCAAGAAAATTAATAATGATTGGGATGATGCGAAGAAGAAAATCGAAGATACTGCTAAGTCTATGGCAGAATCTGTAAAGAGCAGCCTTGACAGTTTTACATCATTCGCAAACTTTGATATTTCAAGTTCTACGGATTACTTTACCAGATATGAAGAAGTAGTTAATGATCTTGGCAACGATACCATCATAGACCGTATGTGGTCTCAAGTTAATGCCGAAAAGAGAGTTATCGAAGGACTTGAGCAGCTTAAGAACATGAAATTTGCAGATGGACTGTTGGATTATCTTAAGAGTCTAGGGACGCAAGCAATTCCTTACATTGAAGGATTTAAACTTGCAACAAGCGAACAAATTACAGAAATAAATAATCTGTTTGCCGAAAAAATGCAAATGACAAAGAACTCTGTAAAACAGCAAGCCAAAGACAATATCGAAGCTGTAAAAAAATGGGAAACCGAAATCATCGATCTTGCTAAGTCCCTAGATCCAAGGTTATTAAAAGAATTGGTTGATCAGGGGATGAATGCAGCGGATCTTGTTGATGTATATTATAGCATGACTCCTGCTGAAAGAAAAGAAATGAACGATTTGTATGTTGAAAAGTTGTCAATAAACGAGGAAGTAGCAAAAACCGTATCAGACTCATACAAAGAAGCAGGTTTAGGAGCTGTCAATTCTATGTATCAAGGAATGATTGATGCTGCTACCGGTAAAGCCACCTCTTCTAAGAAAGGATCATCTAGAAATCTAAAAGGATCTGCAGCGACAAAGACAGTTAATGCAGTTGCTAAGTCATTTGGTGAAGCACTTAACACAAATACGTCATTTAAGTCTTCTGGTAAGAAAGCTGGGGGACAATTTAAAGCTGGAATTGACTCTACTGCAGACAGCGTTGCAAAGTCAGCAAAGAAATCTGCTAAGAATGCTTGCTCTACTTTCACGAATTACGTAGAGACAAACTTCAAGAAAGCTTTTAAATCTGCTGGAGAATCTATGGGTACGCGCTTTGCTATTGGACTTTCATCTTCATCAGTATTGTCAACTGTAGAATCCTCTTGTAAAGCTGTAGTCGATAAAGCGTTGTCTGAATTTGGAAAAGGCAGTGGAAAAGCCGGATCAAAAGGAACCTCACTCGGTACGTCATTCGCTAACGGAATAAAAAGTGCAATACCTTCAGCTGTAAGTGCTGCTCAAGCTTTAGTAGATGCTGTAAACGCTGTATTATCAAAGATAAGAATGCCTACATTGACTGCTAGCATTAGCACATCTGGGTCATCGAGTCTAGGAACGAATTCAGCAATTATATCTGGCGCGGTAACGTCTGCGACTGGATCTTCTGCAGCTGGAACTAGCGCTGGTTTGGCAGCTTCTATAGCTAGCAGTTTGGCAGGAGGTGTAATGGGAAGTAATCTTAAAAAAGCTTTGGCGGCATTACAGAATGGCGGAAGGGGTAAAACTGGTCACGCTCTAAAAGGATCTAGTACCAATGTAACTAATAACTACACATTCAATCAGACAAACAATTCTCCTGTTGCATTATCTAATACAGAGATATATCGACAGACAAAGAATCAGTTTAGTCAGTTAAAGGGGGCTCTTAAATGATAAAGAAAGTAATTGTTACTAATTATTTAGGGGAATCCCTAGAAATGGAATTAGCTAGGCCTGAGGTTTCGGGTCTAGCTATAACAAACATCGACGGATTAGGGCCCGTAAAGGCCACGATCAATACTAGTGAGATAGCGACCGGCGACGGAGCATTATACAATAGTGCTAAGCTTGAAACTAGAAACATTGTTATGGATCTGGACTTTAGATTCGGAACAGACATTGAAACCATCAGGCATACTACATATAAGTATTTCCCTATCAAGAGATATATCACGTTGACATTCGTAACGGATCAGAGATCTCTTGACGCTTTCGGTTACGTCGAGTCAAATGAGCCTGCAATATTCCAGGAACATGAAGCAACTCAGATTTCCGTAATTTGTCCAGATCCATACTTTTATGCAACTAATGGAAAGACGCTTACATTGTTTAGTGGTGTCAATCCTAAATTTGAATTTCCATTTGAAAACAACTCATTAACTGAAAAGCTCATAAACTTTGGCGATATCGTGCACATGTACGAGAATATAGTAACGTACAAAGGAGATGCTTCAGTTGGCATAATAATAACGATTCATGCATTAGATACGGTAAAAGATATCGTAATCTATAATGCTAGAACTCGTGAAGTTATGAGGATAAATACTGACTTTATACAGACCTTAACTGGGCAAGCATATGGCGCTGGAGATGATATTATCATCAATACCAAGAGAGGAGAAAAGTCAGTTACATTATTGAGAGCTGGACTAACAACAAATATTCTCAATTGCCTAGGCAAAGGATCTAGTTGGTTCCAGCTGTCGAAAGGAGATAACATCTTCATTTACAATGCTACAGAAGGTGCAATGAGTATTCAGTTCAAGATTGAAAATGATACAATCTATGAAGGAGTATGATTTAAGGAGGTAAATAATGGAAGCTACAATATTAAACTCACGGTTTGAAAAAGTAGCCATCATTGACAGGTTCAAGTCCTTCATTTGGACTGATAGATATCAAGAGAATGGAGACTTTGAACTATACCTCACTTTGGATATGGATGGGGTATTCCCTTATCTAGTCAACGACTACTATCTTCAAAATGATAGTTCAGTTCACATGATGATTATTCAGGGAATGCTTCTAGAAACAAATGCCACAGAAGGACCTACAATTAAAGTAATAGGTTATTCCCTTGAGAGCTTATTAAAGCGCAGAATAATCTGGGACAATACTACCCTGAGTGGCAATTTCCAAGATGGCGTACAGAAGCTAATAAATGACGCTATCATATCGCCGTCAAAATCAGAAAGAAAGATTTCTAACTTTGTATTCAAGAAGAGTACAGACAGTAGAATAACTGCTTTAACAATTGACGCTAAATATGAGCAACATGAAAACTTATACGAGGCAATAAACTCACTTTGTGTCGAGAAGCAAATTGGGTTTAAAATTACACTAAATGAAAATAAACAATTCGAGTTTGAGCTGTACAAAGGTATTGATAGATCTTATGCACAGCAATTAACTCCATACGTTGTATTCAGTTCGTCATTTGAAAACTTAAATAACACATCTTATCTTGACAGTAAAGAAGATTACGCGAATGTTGCATTAACTGTTGGAGAGGATGGAGATACACAGACGTTATCAGGGAATCCATTGAAGATTACTAAAGAGGTAACTAGGGACGGAGAATCCCAGGAACAATTAAGCGGAATGCATAGATGTGAGATATATGTTGATGCTGGGTCAATTACTTCCGAGGATGAGGATCATAAGATGAGCGACGCTGAACGATTAAAAGTAGTTGCTCAGAAGGGCAAAGAGGCTCTAGCTGAGAAACCACATACAATATCTATGGACGGGGACGTTGATCCTCATACTATGTTTGTGTATGGAAGAGATTTCAAAATGGGGGATATAGTACAGATAGAAAACGACTATGGTATTAAAGGGACGTCGACCGTGTCGGAATTTATCATGTCCCAAGATTCTAGTGGGGAAACTTCATACCCTACTTTTACAGACTTTGTAAGCGCCGATGATAACAGAATACCAGTCGGCTCTTAAAGAATAAGATAAAGGAGGAAAAATATGAGTTTTGCATCTGGATTTTTTAATTCCGTAGATCATGATAGATTATATGATGCTACAGACATTTCGAGATTATTTGATGGTCTAATTCGAGATGGAATATTCGCATCTATTGGCGACTGTTTTGTTGTAAAGCAGAGCAACCAGATGAACGTAACAGTTGGAACTGGCCGAGCATGGTTCAATCATACTTGGAGTTACAACGATGCACTTTACCCAGTGACGATTCCACCATCAGAGATTCTTATGGACCGAATCGACGCAATTGTTCTGGAGATCAACTCTGTCGAGTCGGTAAGGGCGAATAGCATTAAACTAATTAAAGGAACGCCATCTTCTACGCCTACCAAGCCAGCATTGACAAATGCTAAGGAAGTTCATCAATATCCGTTGGCTTACGTTAAGGTTGGCAAAGAGGTTACGTCCATTAGACAGGCAGATATTGAGAACTGTGTAGGGACGAGTGTGTGTCCATTTGTTACAGGTATCCTTGAGGTAATCAGCATTGAACAGCTTATTCCTCAGTGGAAAGATATCTTGAACAGGTTCGTAGAAGAGAATACTGCAAACTTCAATACCTGGATGAATGGCGAGAAACAAGATTATCAAGCTTGGCTTACAGCAGCTAAGAAAGAGATTACCGATTGGGAAGCAACTTCAAAATCGGATTATCAGAAATGGTATGACAGCATTAAGAACGGCTATGACCAGTGGTTTGCTACGATTAAAGCTGCTTACGATGCTAACTGGTCAACATTCCAGCAGTGGGAAAAATCATCTCAGGCCGAGTTCGATAAGTGGTTTGAGAATATGAAAAACAAACTCGAAGGCGACCTTGGTGCTAAACTTACTCTGGAAACAGAAAAGCTAGGTAATGAGAAAGTGTCGCTAATTGAGTCGACTAAAATGGATCTTATGGGCACTGTCGAAGCTCCGTTAATGTTAGGTAAGGCTACGAGGAATTTATTACCTTTTCCATATGTTAAAGCTAGCGGAAGCATTTCACACGGTGTGACCATGACATACACTAAAGAAGGAACAGTATCATTGGATGGCACAATATCAGGCAGTATACAACCTGGTTTTGCGTTATATGAGAATGTTGAGAATCTATTTAATGGTGCTATAAATACGTTGTATTCTAAATATGATACGACAATTAAAGGAGATTTGCACTCGTTTTTTCAAATTTTTAAAAAAAATGGTGGCTCTTGGGTAACTAACGTTGAAACTTTGTCAAAAAATGATTATGATTGGACAAACTATAAATGCAATTATGTAGTTCAGTATCATAAAACATCTGGGGATGTTCATGGAACAGTGTCAAATATTAGAATTGTAACTAATGCTGACGATCCATTTGTTCCCTACTCAGGCTATGATATTAAGACGGTTGGAAAGAATTTATTAGATCCAACATTAGATACAACAACACAGAATGGAATAACCTGTACTAATAATGGTGATGGAACGTATACATTAAATGGTACAGCTACAAAAACATTCAATCTTGCAACTACTAGTGTTGGAAAAGATCCTCTTTCGGCTATTCTTATAGCTGGTCAAACATACAGACTAGTTGGAAATAGTAAAAAAAGTAATATTAAAGTTAACTTAGCACAATGGGGCAGCGACTGGAGCGTCATTAGCAATAACTATGATCTTGGAGAAGGAGTTAATGCGAAGATAAGCCCAAGCGCTTCATATATTAGAGTTGATTTCAACATTCCAGATGGAGCTTCTTGCAATAACTTAGTCTTAAAACCAATGCTCACTACTGATCTAAATGCAACCTATGATGATTTCGTACCATACACAGAATCTACAGCCCACATTGATTCCTCGACAGAGTTTCCTAATTTCGATCTAAAAACATTTAATGAAGCTACTCACATTATCTCTCCAGGTAATGTTCAGTCCTTTCACGCTGATGCGCCAAATGGCAAATATCTGCTAGAGTCAATCAAGAAATCTGCCGAGTCTGGTGGTGTTAGCTATGGAGCAACTGAACCAACAAATCCTAAAGTTGGCGATCTGTGGGTTAATCCGGACCAATCAGATGTTTTACAGGTTTATAATGGGAAATATTGGGGCGGTGTCAACGGCCTTTATATTGGAGAAGGCGGCGGTTTTCCATCTTCTCCATATCCCGGCCAGTTAGTATATAACCTTCGTAATAAAATGATGTATGTTTATATTTCATACGGGGGATCATGGGGAGATCCTGGCTGGCTTGCTGTAGGATCGGAAGACCCGGGAGGATATCATTACGGCGCTTCTGCCCCATCTAATACAAAACTTCTATGGATTGATACTTCAGGTGTGGCTAAATTCTACAATGGTTCTGCCTGGGTACCATTAGCAGCGACGTGGGGATAATTCAAAATGGGGGTATAGATAATGTATTTATCGGGAAATGATCATTTTGTAAAAGATAACGAAAAACGAAATGTAAAAAATCCCCGGGAGGAAAAATCAAATAAAGTTTTTAAAAAGGAGGGTGAAGATAATGCCTAATTTTCTTACCGCGGCAGAGGTGAACTCTCTTAAAGCCAAGGTAAAAACCGAAATGCAGCGTAGAGCATACAATGGTTCTATGACTGGGTTCGCATCTGCATCGTATGACTTCTCCACAACTCCTACATCTGGAACCAAAGTCACAGCAGACCAAGGCAAAAAAGTAATCGAGCCTTTGTTGAACATTAAGGATCATGGCAATTTGAATACTGCCGATCTTAAGACAGGATCTAAGATTCCGTCATCATTTAACAACGAGTTACTATCTTACACTGACTCATTGTCTAAAGAGCCAATCGATGGGGCTACCTCTTCATGTCGTGGAGCATGCTCTGGGCTATGTGTAGGGACGTGTGGTAATACATGTAGTGGTTGTAGTAGCTGTTCTGGCGGATGTAGCGGATCTGGTGGATCTGGAGGTAGTGGCTCTAGTGGTTGTGATGGATGTAGTGGAAATTGCGGCGGGTGTAATTCTTGCTCTGGTTGCATAGGGTGTAGCAGTGGATGCCAAGGAGGATGTTCTGGATCTTGTGAAGGGTGTGGGAAGTCTTGCAGTGGGTGCAGTGGGTGCTCTGGATCATGTGAAGGATGCTCGGGATGCGCCGGATGCGGAGGATCTTGTTCTAGTTCGTGTTCATCGAAAGGAAAAGGTTCGGCTTGTGCCACATGCTATAGTTGCACTGGCTGTGCTAGTTCGTGTTCTTCATGTTCATCTTGTGGAGGATGTTCTGGATCAAGTGGATGCGGAGGCAATTGTACTGGGTGCTATGCTGGCTGCGATGGGTCTTGTGATGCTTCTTGCTTTAGTAACTGCAGTGGGTGCGAAGGATCATGTGAATCGGCATGTACAACGGGATGCCAAGGATGTAGTAGCTGTTCTGGAGGATGTAGCGGTTGTTCTGGAGGATGTAGCGGTTGTTTTGGTTGTGGTTCGGGATGTGATGGTTGTAGTAATGAATGCAGTGGACAATGTAAAAACGCATGTGCTACTACCTGCTCAGCAACGTGTACTGGTACATGTCAAGCTCAAGCATTTGGAGCTGTAGTCCAAGGTGGAGTTGAGGACCCAACAGTAGATCTGATTGCCAATGGCATGATGCTACCAATATATTCTCAAACAATATATACCAAAAGCATAGGTCATCCTCATTCGCGTGGAGATAATTATGAGCTTAAAGATCTTGGAATATCTGTAAGATATGACAAACAAAATAATAACATATTATTTGATCTATCCACCGGATTTATGGTAGTAGACAATACCCTATTCAAACAAATCGGATATAACTTGGAGATACCATTGTTTAAAATGATTGAAAGTGAGGATATAAAGTATAATCCTGGTAATTCTGGAACACATGATAAACGCTGGCCGCCAACAACTGAAAATATGAATGGACTTGTCTACAATGCTGGACAAGGATATCAAATACATGTATCGACTGGTTTGACAGAATCAAAAGGGCCGAACAGTAAAAAATATACCCAGTTTGAATTAGTATGGAATAAAAATAATACTACCAAAAATTATGTCGAAACGGGCTCGGTATTTAAAGGGACTAATATAATAAGAATACCATTCAAAATAACAGGAATATAAAACTATTAAAAGAAAAGGAGTTAACTAATATGAAAAACTTTACATTAGAACTTAACAAAGAGACAGCTGACTATTTACAGAGACTTGCATATGAGGTTATGACCAGAAAAGACGTTGTAGCTCATATGCTGGAGTCGGCAAAAGATGACGCAGATGCTTCCGTGCTGGATTCGGTTCCGTTTAAGCATTACCACAAATTGCTTGAGGAAGCAGAATGTTCTTATGACGTCGCTAAGGCCGAGTTAGAGAGATCTCTGCAGCCTCGTGTTCTGGAGCATGAAGGAAAAGATGTTAAATTCAGATGGGAAGTAACAGATTTCTCAGAACACCTTGTGCATATTACAGTGTTAGAGGGTTAGGTCTATGAAGAAGTTTGAACAGTTTCAGGATATGATCGGAAGGTTGTATCCTGAGACAATTATAACAAATAGCGCATCTGATAGAAGAACTTTATCTCGTACCGTGACCTTTCAGGTAACAGACGAGTGCAATTTATGCTGTACCTACTGCTATCAAATAAATAAAGGCAAGAGAAAAATGAAGTTTGAAGATGCAAAAAAACTCATCGATATGCTTCTTACGGGGGACAAGCGTTTGGGAGAATATATTGACGCGAATACATCACCTGGTATTATCATTGAGTTTATTGGCGGAGAGCCTTTCTTATGCGTGGATCTTATTGATCAGATTTGCACGTATTTCTATGATAAAGCTATCGAGTTGATGCATCCATGGGCAACAAAATTCTGTATTTCGATTTGCTCAAATGGTGTATTATATTTTGAGCCTAAGGTTCAGAAGTTCCTGAACAAATGGCGGCATAATCTCTCTTTCTCAATTACCATCGATGGAAATAAGGCTCTGCACGATGCTTGTAGAGTCTTTCCAGATGGTACTGGGTCTTATGACATAGCAGTAGCTGGAGCTCGTGATTGGATATCAAGAGGATACTATATGGGCTCTAAGATCACCATAGCGCCAGGTAATGTGCAGCATCTATTCTCGGCGATTAAGCATATGGTAGAACTTGGATACAAAGATATTAATGCAAATGTCGTTTATGAAAAAGGATGGACATTGGAGCACGCGAAAATCTATTATGAGCAGCTCAAAATGTTAGCCGATTATTGGCTTGAAAATGACTTAGCCGACGACCATTTCATGGCATTATTCGAGAATGACTTCTTCAAACCAAAGGAAGAAACGGATGTCGAAAACTGGTGTGGAGGAACTGGCTTCATGCTGGCGATGGACCCAGACGGATGGCTTTATCCATGTATAAGATATATGGAGAGCAGTCTAGGAACATCTCGAGAGCCTCTTAGAATTGGTCACGTAAATTTCGGGATTGCACAGAGAACATGCGACAAGCAATGCGTCGAATGTCTGAATAAGATCGACAGAAGAACAGAGTCTAGTGACGAGTGTTTCTATTGTCCTATAGCTGAGGGTTGCAGTTGGTGCTCTGCGTACAACTATCAAGAAAATGGAACTCCAGATTCTCGTTGTACTTATATTTGCGATATGCACAAGACTCGATCTCTTGCAAATGCATACTTCTGGAATAAGTGGTATCGTAAGAAACATTGGAAACAGAGATTCAAAATATACTGCCCGGACGAATGGGCCATTCCTATTATCGGAGAGGAAGAACTTAATATGCTTAAAGAATTAAGTAAGGAGGATCAAAATGAAACTTAAATTCGGAAACGGAACGACAGTTGATATTCGCAAATTTACAAGAGAGTATGCTCAGAATCAATCAGGTAGAACTTATCTGAACATTACTTCAACATATGAATCCCCAGCAGTGTTTGACAGGATCGCTTCTACGGCCCGCAATGCCGACAATATCTCTCATATGGAGATCACAGACGACAATGGAAATGTCACCACATTCGATGGGTTCAAACTGGATAACGTTATTGAGATCCATGATGGATTATCCAATGATGTTACCATCAGAGCGTACAAGAATGACCCAGTTATTACAACTGAAGGCTCAGAATTAGAGGCTACTAGTGAGTCTTTAGCATAAATCAAAATGGTTTATGGATGTGATTCCATTGCAGTAATTTTTTGATCGTCCAAGCGACGTTAAAAGAAAATTTAATAATATCCCTAGACTTTTACTCGTTTGTGTCTAGAGATAAGAACATTTCAATCAAAATAAGAAAGGAGCTGTTTTGCTATGGATTATACACCAAACATCGACGCCCAAGGAATGCGACGGCCTATGGGTCCTGTAGACCAACCAAATTGGAATGGAGGACCAAAACTTATTCATAATCCCCAAGTTATGAATAACCAGACTGTAGGGCAGCCTAATCTGGCAAACGCAATGGCAAATCAACGGCCAATTATTCCAATCAGAGGAAGGATTGTAACTTCAGAGCAGGATATTGTGCCTGCAGAAATACCAATGGATGGCAGTATTTGTCTGTTTATGACAGAGGATTGCAAGAGGGTTATTGCTAAGCAGTGGAATAGCAATGGCGTTCTGCAAAGCATTATCTATTCTATAAGTTCGAATGAGCAGGCTCAATCAGAGTGCCAAAATGGTGATAACACCGGAGAATTAAAAGCTCAGCTTGACAGAATAGAGAATATGCTCAAACGGCAAGGGCATCAAAATAAGTCGCGATTCAAGGAGGACAAGAAGAATGATAAGTCAATGTATTCAGCAAATGGCAATGAAGATTCTAAAGGAGAATCCTAATATTGCCAATAACCCAAATGCTCAAAGTATGATTAATGTTATTCAATCTGGAGATGAGAAAAAAGGGCAGGAGATTGCAGAGAACATTTGTAAGTCTATGGGTGTAAGTAAAGAAGATGCTATTAGACAAGCAGAACAGTTCTTTCATGTAAAATAAGGAGGAAGTAATTATGTTTAATATGGGTAGTGCACCAAGTCTTGCAGATATTGCTGCTGTTACAAAAGATGGAAACGGTGATGGCTGGGGTAATGGAAATGGATGGTGGGTGTTAATCATCCTGTTTGCTATCTTCGGCGGATGGGGAAATGGCTGGGGTGGCCAGGGACGAAATGGAGAGGGCTGTGCAACTAACGGTGATCTCCAGAGAGGATTTGATACCCAGTCAATTCTTAACAAGCTTAGCGGCATTGACAATGGAATTTGCGATGGGTTCTATGCTATGAACACTAGCCTGCTTCAGTCTACTAACGCTCTTCAGAATGCTATTAGCGACAGTGCTAATGCTTCTAATATCGCAAACTTACAGTCAACAAATGCAATCCAGACACAGTTAGCTGATTGCTGCTGCCAGAACCGTCAGGGTCAGGCTCAGATTCAGTATGATATGGCTACAAACACATGCGCTATCACTAACACTATTCAAAATCAGACAAGAGACATTATTGACAACGATAATGCCAACTATCGCGCTCTGCATGATGAAATGGTCAAAATGCAGATGGATGCGAAAGATCAGACAATCGCTAGCCAGCAGGCTGCTATTAACAAACTGGAGCTTACAGCATCTCAGTGTGCTCAGAACCAGTATCTTGTTAATCAGTTACGTCCGGCTGCTGTTCCTGCATTTACAGTACCAAATCCATATGCTAATTACGGGTTTGGATGCTACTGCGGATCAACTAATAACGGTTGCTGCTAATTAACGTCAAAATGATTAGGGAGGGTCTAGAAATTGGCTCTCCCTTGTATGGAGGTATTATAAAATGATTGAATTATCAAATACTACTGCCCAGGTATTGCCTGCTGGTCAGTCCATTACCTTTGACAAAGTTCTTCTCAAAACAGGCTGTGCTGAGTGCCATAGGGAAAACACAGGATCTGTCAAAATGAGAGCTAATGGTATTTATGAAGTTTCTTTTGCTGGTAACATCTCTGGTGCAGTCGCAGGCACTCCAGTGCAGCTTGCTTTTCAATTAGGTGGCGTAACCCTGCCAGAGACAACTATGGTTGCTACTCCTGGAGCCGCTAACGCTTCTAACAACGTAGCTACTTCAACTTTAATCAAGAATTGCTGCGGGGACTACGATCGTATAACCGTAACTAATAATGGTACTGCGGACGTAACTGTCGCTGCTAACAGCGCTTTTATTGTTCGTAGGCTTGCCTAAGGAGGTGTCGTCAAAATGGAAAAGATGAAAGATCTCTGTTCTATTAAGGCAACTCTTGTAGACTCAGTAAAGGAGCAGCTTTCTCATGGGATTGAGTGCGTAGATGCCCACGAAATGGGAGAAGTTGTTGACATGATCAAAGACATTTACGAAGCCGAGAACTACTGCATGCAGTCGAAATATTACAAGTCGATTGTGGAAGCTATGGGTGATGGATCTTACGGTTACAACCCAAATCGTTATGCTTCTAGTGGTAGATACGCTTCAACTGGGCATGGAACTAGATATGGATATATGCCATATTTAGAAGGTGAAGACTACATTATGCAGCAGTATCTCACTGGAGATCCAACAGAGTTTGCAGATCAAATGAAACTTCGTTACGGTTACATTGATCAAAATGATCCAAAAATGATGAATAAGCCAGTTAGCACTTATGGCGCTGCGTATGATTCTTGGTCTGATGCAAGAAAACATTATACGAAAACTGGATCATCAGAAGATAAAGAGAGAATGGAACAGCATGGAGAAGAACATGTTGAGAAGGCCATTATCTCTATGCGTGACATTTGGAGCGAAGCCAGCCCTGAATTGAAACGCAGAATGAAAACCGAACTTTCTACATTAGTAGACAGCATGAGTATCTAAAGAGAACTGCGATTATGGACAGATTCTCAATGAATGGATATTTATGGAGGATAAAGTTCGTAAACCCAAATGACAAAATGCTTATGGATAGGACTGGAAAAATGACATTAGCCACCACAGACCCAAACCTTGCAACTATTTTCATGTCGAGGAGCTTATCTGGTGCACTCCTTATGAAAGTTCTTATCCATGAGCTAGGTCATTGTGCTCTTGTTAGTTACAGTTTGCTAGACGATATTCATAAGGTTGTAAAGCCAGAATATTGGATATGGGCTGAAGAATGGGTCTGCAACTTTATAGCCGATTATGGAACTAAGATATTTTCAATAGCTTATTCTGTATTAGGTAATGACGCATGGATGTTTATTCCTTATGAACTTGATAGAGTAATCGCATAAGGAGGAAATTATGGAAAGCATCGTATCGATAATTATTACTGTGTTGTGCTCGGTTATTGCATCCTCGGGATTCTGGGCTTGGCTCCAGAAAAAAGATGACAAAAAATCATTACAAAGTCAGATGCTCATTGGACTGGCCCATGACCGCATTGTAGCGTTAGGAATGACATACATTGAACGCGGATGGATCACCAAAGATGAATATGAGAATCTGAGCGACTATCTTTACGAACCATACAAAGCACTAGGCGGGAATGGCTCAGCAAAGAGGGTTATGGAGGGAGTCAACCGTCTCAAAATATTTACCGTACCACCAATATCGGAAGGAGAAAGTCAAAATGAAGTTAACAAATAAACAGTATGATATTCTTAAATGGATTGCATTGATTGCCTTACCAGCGATTGGTACTCTGTATTTCACACTTGCTACCATCTGGGGACTTCCGTATGGAGACCAGGTAGTAGGAACTATTACTGCAGTGGATACTTTTCTTGGTGCTCTGCTCGGTATTAGCACTAGCCAGCATAACAAACGCAAAGCTGCTTCGGCAAAAAGGCAGTAGTATGCATATATGTCCCTAGACTTTCCATGCGATTGCCTAGGGACGTTACATTATCGCTGGATATTCATGGAGTGTTTCTTTTTCGCCAAATTTTCACTGAGTATAATGAGAACTAATAATTATATTTAAGGAGGAATTTATAATGGATAAAATGTTATATCAAATTATGATCAAAGAGAATGATGTTAACGACTATATCTTGGGACGAATATCAGGAATACTTGATTGGTGTGGATACACTGAAGGCAAAACACAGTCAGCAGATGTATTATTCATCGATGGAGAATGGGTATTGAATTGCGAGATGTACTATAGAACATATCTCAAAATAAGAAAGTATATAACGGAATGTTATCCGGACATTAAAATTGAATACTTCAAAATTATTGATGATCAAAGAGTAGAGGCTTAAACAAGGCCTCTCTCTTTTTCGCAATATATTCATATAATATAATGAGAACTAAGATTAAAATTAAAGGAGGGATGTAAGATGATTACAGTTTATGTTGGAATAGGTGGAGAAACTTTAAAGAAGAATATTAGTGAATTTTGTAAAAGAAATCATTTAACTATTAAAGAGAGTGACAATGATATAGTATACGAAATTTCTGGAAACTTCTTAAGAGTATTGAAACTACATCGATATATTAAGAAATTACAGAAAAACTTATTTAGGATCTAAAAGTTCAAAATGTGGGGGTTGGTAAAGCAGCTCCTATATTTTTACCTCGCAAAATTCTCATATAATATAATGAGAGATATACTAAACAAAATTATGGAGGTACATAGATATGAAAAAATTATTAGATACATTCAAAGATGGAAGATGGTTAATTATGATATTCCCAGTAGCAGTACTTGTAATTGCAGTATTGACTATGACAGGAATCATGAACCCGATAGCGTCATTTGGATGCGGGATTATTGCATATTTAGTAGCAATAGGGTTTAGTTATGATGACGAGGATGAGGACTAATTCAGGTCCTCTCTTCTTTTCGCAATAAAATCATGGCTTATAATGAAGATTATATTTAGGAGGTAACTAATATGAAAAGAAAGATTGAACGAGCATTTGGATTGGTGGCAGCTTTAAGTTTCGTATGCGCACCAACATTACTAATGTTAATTGGATTTTGGATGATCTACAATGTAGGTCTCTGGATCGGATTAGGACTTAGTGCTGTTGGATATGCGGCATGCGTATGGGAGTATGGTCAACTGCAGATGTGGTATGATTCTAAAAAGTCAAAGAAGAAAACTAAATAAGTCTAGGGACGCGGGCGATTCAAAGCCCGTTCCTTTTTCGCAAGAAATTCATATCATTATATAGGAGGTGACTAGTATGTTTGGATTATTTAAACGCAAAAGGAAATCAGATCCCATACTCGATGAATTAAGAAAGGAGAATGAAAGACTTGACAAGATTCTTGTCGAAAAGCAGAAAGAAACTGCTAAAGTAGAAGAGGAAATAGCCAAGGCTGAAAATGCTCTTAGAGCACTCGGGTATACGGATAAGGATTTGCGCCGACTTGTGCAGAAAGGAAAAATGAAAGTCATTAAGAGTGAGGATGAGGACTAATTCAGGTCCTCTCTTCTTTTCGCAAGATATTCTTCTCCTATAATAGGAAAGAAAGGAGGAGCTAAAATGAAAGAATTCTTAGCAAACATAGTAAAGGTATGTATTATATTGGCAATTCTGGGACCGGTAATTGCACTGGTAGGAATTGGGCTTGGATTAGGAGCTTTACTATTCTAACTAGGATGAGTCAGTGGAAACATTGGCTCTTTCTTTTTCTCGCAATATATTCATGTCTTATAATGAGAGAATAAAGGGCGATATAGCGGCCGATGAATAATCGGGGACTGCGACAGTTTAAACAGCAATCGAAGCGCGTACGGAGTGAAACGCTCATTAAAATTGAAACGGTACGTGTCCAATGACTTGGGGTTGAAACTCAAGCATTCTCTTTTTATCTCGCAAAAAATACATATATTATAATGAGAGATATTATCATAAGGAGGTAATTAAAATGAAAGGATTATTAAAGAAACAGATTACTTATGGAGGATGGATCAAAATGACATTGATAGGAACAGCTATCTCAATGGTCATTATGGTTATTGAATTCATTTGTATGGGTATCATCAGTAACCCGTTTAAAAAGAAAACCAAGAAAGATAATAATGAGGATGAGGACTAATTCAGGTCCTCTCTTCTTTAGAAAGGAGTAATGATATGACAGTAAAAGATTTTTTAGAGAACTATCAGTTAGGAGTTATTGATGATTTCGCAGACAAAGAAGCCGAAAAGATCTTAGCTCGTACCAAGGAACTTCATAAGAACTTTGACGCTTTGGAGGATAAGAATTCAAAAGCTGGATTGGATATTCTCATCGAGTTGCAATACTTAATTGGAAAGCTCGAGGGAATGAATATGATAATGGACGCAATCGAACACCTCGCATAAAAATCATTTCATATAATGAGATGAAAGGAGGAATGTATGATGATTACATTATTGATTTTAGGAGCTATTTTATTAGGAGTGATAGTGGTTGGAGTATTACTGCTTTTAGCAGGAGGTATTTCATTACTGCTGTCTTTCGGAGATGTTATAGTAGCCGGATTGATAATCTATGCTATCGTTAAACACATTTGGAAAAAGCATCACAAAAAATAGGAGGGGCCTTCACGGGCTTCTTCTTTTTATATTTTTAAATTAAAGGAGGAAATAAAAATGGTAGTAAAGTATGTTGAGGATTTTGTTGGTTTGGATGGAAAGTTTCATGAGAGTAAGGTTGCATCTGAGTGCAATTCTATTCGGTTAGTTCCGGATTGTGGAGACTTGTTGTCTGCTATATTCTTATATCGGGACAATGATCAGAGTATGATTATTCCGTTCTCCGGAAAAGATCTCGATAAGAAGATGGTATACCTGGACAACACTATATTTGATATTCATGTTGCAACTGGTATTGTTGACTTGTCTGGCTTCAAGGCTGTAAAGATGTCAAAATACATCGAACTGAATTCTGTTATGAAGACAATCGGCAAGAGTCCGTTAATAGGAGGTAAGTTACCAAATGGACCTGTCGACGCTAGAGCTGTTGCAAAAGATATTGCCCATGCGGTTGAGTTCAACGATGATGGTTTCAAGCAGATATATCAGGTTATGAAGGAGGGAAAATAATGTTAAAAACTTGTGTAAGCGTGGCTGCGGTTGGCCATGCGCCAGAGATCGTAAAAAATACGATTGATAGAAATGGATGGCCTGTATGTACAATTGTCGTTGAGACAGGACGTGTAAGCATCTACTTCTATTACAAATGGTATGACTATTGTCATGTCCATAAAATTAAAAAGGTGGTGAAAGAATGTGAAAAACGTTACAGATATTACAGTAAACCCGATATTTACGGAAAACCATTCGTACAAGGGAAAAGTTTTTCTTCGGATGAATTCAAAAAAGCATATGCAAGATTCGCCTACGAAGTCATTCGAAGAAATCTTGAAAGCAAAGATGGAGGTGATTCAAAATGATAGGTAGTGTAACAATTGCAAATATTGCAAACTGTGAAAATACATCACGTATGACAGAGTTAACTATGAAATCTCATAAAATACGAAAATTGTATGCTATGACTGATTCATATACGCATACTATATACTTTTACTATCCTTGGTATAAACATATGGTATTTGAACGAATAAAGAGAGACATAAACAATATTGACTTTGAAAATTTCATACGTACAATGTCTAAGACTCATAAATAAGGAGGAAGTTAAAATGAATGTTTTAGTAAGTATTATATGCGTAACTATTGGATATATTGCAGGTATGTATGTCGGTAAAACTAAAGTGAAAATATCTTGCCCAGGAATCATCAAAATCGCTAGGGACGAAGATGATAATGGATACTACTGTGCCCTGGAGGTTAAAGGTAAAGGTGCACTTCAAGAGATGTACAAATCGGATACTGTAACGTTCGAGGTACAGCGTATGTCAGAAACGCAAATAAAACAAGGCTTATAATGAGAACTTGTTGTAAATTAGAAAGGAGTTTAAAATGGCAAGAGAAGAAGGAACTATAGACTTAAGAGAAGTGTTGGAGCAGACAATTATCGAGGAGGACAATAAACTCTTCGATGAGAAAATCGGAGACGGGCGAAACGCTATTGCCGGAAACTTGGTTGACTTCTACAAATTGAAGTTAGAAGAGGACAAACTTAAACAGGAGTACGATCTCAAAACGAAAGAGATCCTTAGTAAAGAACGCTTATCTGAAAAAGAGATGAGCCACAAAGAACGGGAGCTTGACATTAGAGAACGTGAACTGTTACAGTCCAAAACTAACTCAAAGCTGGAAATGATCAAGTCTGGCTTGACGCTGGCAGCTTGGACTGGTTTGAGCATCGGAGTTATGGTTTTCGAAGGTAATGGAGGTGCAATACTCAGTAAGGCGTTCCCGGGGATCTTTCCTAAAACGAAGATCTGAGAACAAAAGTTAAGGCTAGAGGCTATGGAAACATAGCCTTTAAGCTTTTCTAGAAAGGAGAAAAGAGATTGAAGAAGGAAGATAAATTATTCATAATCTGTGTTATCATGATCGTGATCCTGGGATCGTTTCGAGCATGGACTAGATACGAGTATGATAAACAGCAAGAAGAAACCAACCGAATCGTAAAAGAACTGCAAAAGAAAACTGCTGAATTAGAAGATACTTACATGGCACCGTACCACTTTGAACCGGCTGTCAGTGTGAAAGAAAATGATACACCAGTTGTAGGGTCTCCTATTGGGGAGACTAAATCAGTTCCAGATCAAAATGGATTCTTCTCGTACATGGATGCAGATTGCATTACGAGTGTAGGGACGGACCAGCACGAAATGAAATCAAAATATCGACTCGATTCGTCTGGCATTTGGACATACGATGGACGATGGTGTATTGCTGTAGGCTCGTATTACACTACTCAAGTTGGACAGTACATTGATATTGTGTTGAAGAACGGTATAACTATAACTGGTATTCTTGCCGACTGTAAATCCGATAAGGATACTGATTCCACAAGACGTCAAAATGCAAATGGATCGATTGTAGAGTTTGTTGTCAACGAATCAAGCTTATCATCGGAAGTTAAGAGAAATGGCAGTTGTGCATACGCCTACCCGCAATGGCAAAGCGAAGTAGACCACATTGATATTTATTAGGAGTTAGTTATTATGGATACATTCTTATTAGCATGTTTAACCGCGTTTATAGTCATGATAGTATGCGATAGACATGATCACAAGTAAATTATAAGGAGTTAAATATGACAGTAGAAAAAATCATAGAAACCAATAAGTTATTAGTAATGATTGACTTTGCTAACAGAGAGGCAGAGAAAATCTTGGTACGAGCAAAAGAATTAAACAAGGAAGCAGAATCATTACCAGATGAAGAATCAGCAGAAGGACTGAAAATTATTAAGGAAACAGAACGTTTAAAAGGCAGGCTTGAAGGTATACACATCATGATGAATGAACTCAACCGTCTCGCAACTAAATCATAGTATATAATAGGAGGTGATAAAATGAGCAAAGAAACTTTGTTAAAGATTGGACAGATCGGATGCACAGCGATAGCAGGATTCTTAGGAATCTGTTTAACACAGATGCATATCGATGAAGCAGTCGATGAAAGGGTAAAAGCTATAGAGTTAACCGACTCAAAAGAGGATGAGGACTAATTCAGGTCCTCTCTTCTTTATCGCAAATAAATCATGTATTATAATGAGAACTTATTGTTTAACACGAAAGGAGTATTAAAATGAAAGAAGAAACTAAACAGAAGTTGAACGGAGTAAAGGAGTTTGTGCACGATCATAAAGATCAGATTGAAGTAGTAGCGTGGTTAGCTGGTTGTTATCTGATTGGTAATCGTATTGGACATGGCATTGCAAATGGCATGGAATCGATGTACCATAAAGGATTCGACCAGGGAATGAATTGCTGTTACAACCTGATGATCAATGAGAATGTAAAGAACCCTGAAGTCCTCAAAGCATTAGTGGATTTCAACATTAAACATTGTGAGAATCATTAAGTGATCGGCTATAGGCTATGGAAACATGGCCTTTAAGCTTTTCTAGAAAGGAGTCAAAATGAATACTGAACAGGTAGGATATTTTATTAAAAAAAACATGCCTACTATCTTGTCTATAGGTGCGGCTATAGGCGTAGTCGTATCTAATGTGCTTACTAATAAGGCATCTATAAAGGCGACACTTAAGATCGATGAGGTCGAGAAAAAGAAGCATAGAGAGCTTACATTTATTGAAGAAGTAAAGGTTGCGGCTCCGATTTATGCTCCGTCTATTGTAGTTGGCGCTGCTACAATAGGGTGCATCTTTGGATCAAACTTCTTAAATAAGAAACAGCTCGCTGCATTGGCAGGTGCTATGAGCATTTTACAGGCAAACTTTAAAAGATACAGAGAAGAGGTAGTACACGAGGTAGGCAAAGAAAAAGAAGAAGACATCTGGAAAGCAAGTAGAACACCAATAACGAAAACAGTATCTGAAAAAGAATCACGATTCGCAGATACGACTGGATTGACCTTCTTCATTGATAGCCTGACGGACGAAGGATTCTATACAGACAAAGCGACAGTTGAATCAGCTATTCTAAAGCTAAACAGGAAATTAGCTTTGAGTCCAAATCATACAGTAACACTGAATCAGTTTAGGAACGATCTTGAGTTACATCCTACAAACTTTGGAAACATTGTTGGGTGGTCTAAGATCGATATGGATGAAAACGATAAGACTGATGAATGGATTGATATTCAGTTAGTACCGTTTGAAAACACTGATGGATATTATATAAGATATCTCGATTTACCACACGGCTTATTCATGGAAACCAAGAAAGAAAAACGAGAAGCCAAAGGCTGGTTTAAAGATATGGAATGCAGTTCAAGCATGTTAATATAAGAAAGGAGAAAACATATGAGCTTTTTAAACAACTTAATCAAGGAGGCAAACAAAATACCAGTAGTTGCTGATAAAAATGCACCGATGCTTCTTATGATTGCTGGAATCGGAGGACTGGCTGCTACAGTAATCAGTGCAGTCAAAGCTACCCCAATGGCAATCGACAAAATGGACGAGGAGATTGCAAACAGATACGAGAGAGGAGAAATCGAATACGAAGAACTTCCAATGTCTGTAGCAAAGTCTGATATGAATTACAGATTCGAAGAACTTGGACCTAAGCAGATTGTAAAGTCTTGCTGGAAGTGCTATGTCCCTACAGTAATCTTAGGAGCATTAAGCATCTCAGCATTTGTCGGGTCGTATAAGATCAGCACAGCTAGACTCACTGCCATGACGGCAATGTATGAGTTTACAGCAAATGCGTACGACAGATACCGTAGAAACGTAGCTAAGGTATCATCGAAGACTGATGCTAAAGCTACCAAAGCTGCTAGAGACGAGAAAGTAAAGGAGATCCCAGAATCTAAGTTCGAAGGTGTTCCTGACGGAAAAGAAGTTTGTATTGATCTGTTCACTGGCAATATATTCTACTCAACAAGAAATGATGTATTGCAGGCTGTTAGCAGGATCAAAGATCGATTCCTCTCTGGAGAAATGTTTATATCTCTAAACGAATTCTACGACGAAGTAGACGCAAACCATGTGGAAGTTGGTGATGATGTAGGATGGACTCCTGACACTTATCTGGATGTTCAGTTCGACTCTACATTACGAAACGGGAAGCCGTGCCTGACTGTTGGATATTTTGCAAACCCGAGGTTTGACTATCGTGAGATAATGTAGGCTCGCAAAAAATTCATATATTATAATGAGAGATATAAAAATATTTTAAGGAGGACAAAATTATGTCAGAATTACAGAACGAGAACACAGAGGTTATGGTATCAGAGGACGTTGTTTCTACGACGCCTGCAACTGAGGAGACTAAAGACGATTCATTAGGTACACTTGGAATTGGCTTAATTGCTCTGGCAGCTGTCGGAACTTATACGCTGGGTAAAGCAGCAATTAAGGGAGGCATGAAGCTGGTCGAGAAAGCTAAGGAAAAGAAAGCCGACCTGAAGAGACTGAAGGATTCGAAGGACGCAGATTATCGTGAAGCAGAGGATGAAGATCCAGAGCTGGATGATTGTGACGAAGAAGACACAAAAAAGTAAGCATTAAAAGGTTTGGAATCTTGGGTCTGGGATCATGGAAACATGGTCTTAGACTTTTTTGTTTTAGAAAGGAGTCAAAATGGAAAGACTTGAAAGTAACTCAATCACAACTGGCGCTAAGGCTACAAAGAGAAAGCCTACTAAAGCTGAAGAGCGTCAGAAGATTGAAAAAGTAGTAAAGAACAGGGTAACAACTCAGAAAAAATCCCTGAGTCAGAAATTCGGAGAGACGTTCTTAAGCGATGAATCAGGAGGTGTTGGATCATATATCTTCAATGATGTGCTTATTCCAGCATTAAAAGATACATTTGTCGATATGGTTGAAGGTGCTATTAATATGGCATTCTACGGTGATACCAGACGCAGATCACGTGGACGTAGCAACATTAGTCGTACAAGTATCGAGAGAATACCATACGATGATAGATTCGACAGCCGCAGTAGACGTAGATCGGCTCCTCGAGGTAGGGCTAGATACGAAATGGATAATCTTATATTCGATAGCAGAGCAGATGCAGACACATTACTGGATACTTTGACTGAGTATCTTGACAAGTACGATTCGGTATCAGTCGGTGATGTATTCGAATCACTTGATATTCCTACACAGGCAAACGACTTCCGTTACGGATGGTATGAGCTTGGAGGAGCACATATTAGAAAATCTAGAAATGGCGGATACGTATTAGAGATGCCAAGATTGGAGGAACTTGACTAATGATTAAAGTTATCGAGCGTGGAACCAAGACAATCGGTGAGTGTGAAAACTGTGGACGCAGATTCTCTTATGATGAAAAAGATATTAAAAAAGACAAGCTTTATGGTATGGGAAAATTGCAGGCGGTTATATCTTACATCGAATGCCCACGCTGCGGCAAACAGCATAAAGTAAACAAGGAGGAATAGAAATGATCAAAATTATTGAACCAGGAACTAAAACCGTGGCCGAATGCAATAGCTGCGGTTGTAAGTTCTCTTATGAGAAAGAAGATATTCAGAGTCGTCCACACAAGACACCTGATGGATATGCGCGCCAAGTATTACAAAAACTTCCAAAATTATTTGAGTATTATGTATTGTGCCCACAGTGTGGAAAGGATCTTACGGTTATTTCAATTAAAATGCAGAGAGCATAAGGAGGAATAGAAAATGTCAGACAATATAAATAATCCAGAGCATTATCAGAATATTGCAGGTGTTGAAGCTATTGATATTCTGAATGATGTAGTCAAGGACCTGCCAGGAAAGCGGGCTGCAATGTTATGGAATACTTTAAAGTATCTGCTTAGATTCCAGAAGAAAAATGGAGTCGAGGATCTGAAGAAAGCTCGGAATTATCTGGACTATCTGATCGCAGATATGGACGCAGTATGCGATGCAGCAGAGAAACTGTGGGATACATGGTATTCGAACGAATACGGACGCGTATGGATATTCGCAGGAACGAATCCTAACGGAATGCCTACAAAGTTAATCTTTGAAACGAAGGACGCTGCAGAAGAATTCGAGAGTGTACTTTACAATATAATTAGCGAAGGATATACCGAGTTTTCTATTGCAGATGTTTCATTAGAGATGAAATTCAAGTTCACAAAAGGAAACAAATGGAATAATTGGGATGATCTTGTGTACTGGGACAGAGTTCTTGATAGTTTCTCTATTAACGAAGATGACGGTAAGTATGAATTGATATTCAACTATAAAGCGCCGGATTCGCGAATTGTCTATGAATCGAATGATCTTGGTTCTGTCGACGTGTTCTATTCTGCAAACATGCATCCAGGTATGTGCACAACAATTCTGTTTAACAGTAGAGCTGCTAGAAAACGATTCTCTAATAGCTTCTTTAAAAAGCTTACCAGTGCTACATACAAGCCGTTTTCTATCAGAGATGTTTTATCAGATATCTCTATACCTCTGCCAGAAGAAACTGATTGCTTTTCGGAAAAAGTACAGTGGAAGGACATCTTTACAAGCTTTGCATTAACTAAAAAAGATAGAAAGTATGCATTAGTGTTCTATTACAAAGATTCCAGTACTGAGACATCAAAGAATATAAAGACTGATCATGGTCCATGTGTTATCTATGAGTCAAAGATTTCAGGACATGCAGAAGTATACTATTCTATGAATATGTATGCTGGAACATGTACATCAATTGTATTTACCAGCGAACTGGTTAGAGATATGTTCATTGCAAACTTCTTTAATAAGCTTGGCAAAAAGACATTTTCTATTCGCGATGTTCTCGCTGATGCGAATTTCATTATTCCTGAGGACACAGATACTTTTATTGTTAAGCTTCCGTGGAAGGATCTCTTTTCAAGATTCAAACCGCGCACCGAAGACGGAAAGTATATTTTGGATTTCATCTACACTCATAAGATATTAGAGTCAGCAGAGAATGATGATGATCGTTTAAATGGCGAAGAATGGTATGCATATTTCTAAAATAAGGAGGACAAATAAATGAAAGCATTAGACACAGCAGTAACAAGTTTATCAACAGTAGTAGGTCATACTAAGACCTGGACCAAAATGAATTCACCAGAGATCATGTTATTTGCAGGAATCGGAGCAGGTATTGGAGCTCTGATCATGACACAGAGAGCTACTCTTAAAGTGGCAGCAGTAAAGAGCAATGAGGAAGCAACAAAACAGAAGATCGTAGAGACAGCAGCAAAGTATGAAGAAGATCCAGAATCTCTTGATACGGCTTACACAAAAGAGGATGCAACAAATGATATGATTCTCTTAAAGCGTAAAACAGCACTAGAGTACATTAAGCTCTACGCAGGACCTGTAATTCTTGAAGCAGTATCTGTAGGTCTTATTCTTGGATCTCATCACATTATGAAACAGCGTCAGGCAGCATTAGCAGCATCTTGTGCAGCAATCGCTAAGGCTTACCAGACATACCGTCAAAATGTAATTAACAAGTACGGTGAAGAAGTTGATCAGGAAATGCTGTACGGTTCAGAGAAGAAGACGGTCAAGAAGACTGAGACAGATCCAGAGACAGGTGAAAAAAAGAAAGTAACTGAAGAGCAGGAGATTATCAGAAACTTTGGTGGCTCACCATACGCACGACTCTTCACAAAAGAGAATTCTACTGAATGGTTCAATGACAACCCTCAAAATGAATTTATGCTCGCTCAGCGTGAGAAGGAAGCAGATACCCGGTTGAAATGTGAAGGCATCCTGACACTGAATGATGTATACCGTATGATCGGTTTAAAGCCTACTGACATTGGTCTGACTCACGGATGGAAATATCGTAGTCAGAAAGACCCAGAGTACGGTAAGTTTGACAACAATGTAACATTCCTTACCAAGTGGGTTATGATCCCGAATGAGGAGACAGGTGAAAATGAGAGAGTATTACTGATCGATTTCAACTGTGATGGTTGTATCTACGGAGAAGTATCACCGAGATGAATCGATGAACAAATAATGTTTAGAGACGGCGTATTAGATTACCCTTGGCAGCAGTGGTGCTACTAAGGGCGGTCTAGGACCGTAGGAAGGAGTCAAAATGAAAAGAACAAATCGTAAAATCGTAAGCATAGCAACTGCTTCAATCAACATCGCTACAGCGTATAACAAAAATCCGGATGCAGATTACGTTGCTGTCGGTCATGATGATCTCGACGCTGTCATAGACTATTTCCAGGATCATGCAGTTTATGAGTACAATACTAATCTGATTATGGACGGCCAGCTCAAGTTCAAAGGAAAGCCAGTTATAGCCTATATTGGAAGACCTACTGGATACTGTGACACCGATAATCCGAAAATGACAGCTGAGCAGATTAAACAGATGCTAGACAAAATTTATGGTGCTGGTTCGTTTAGCAACTCAGGATACAAGTTCAGAAATGGAGCTAAAAATGTATAGATGCGATGGATGTGGCGAGGAATGCGATCCAAACGAGCTCACAGAGTTAGAATGGTTTCAAGGTATACCAGCACGAAGTCTGTGCAGTAAATGCCTGGCGCATCTGTTCGTAAGGAAGGAGAAGAAAAATGAAAAAGATTTACTTAAAGTGTAACTTAGCCATGTGTAAAAGAGATGATGTTAGTGCAACGCTTAAAAGATTTAAGATACTTATTAGAAGCACCGATGGTGTTTTATCCGGAAATATGATATGGAACAAAATGTTTCACGGCTTGAATATTGAGGCTGAATTAGAAATCTTAGAGGCTTTCGGTATTCATGATTTAGGGGATAAAATATATGGTATCAAATCAGTAGACTTATATAAAGATCCTAGAAATGATCACTTACTATTCCAGTTCAATGTTGAAAACGACAATGAAGAAGATGTTGATGCTAGTGAAGCAGCCGAAGCATTCCGAAATATTTTCGAAGAACTGAATTCACTTCAGGAAAAGACAGGAATCAAAATAGCTGCTACTGTCACAACCGATGGTATAAACATTGAGTCCTCTAAGGACAATCTTGTATACCGTATTATTATACCAAAACGAGAGCTCGATGAGGCAGTAGACATCACGATACCGATAGAGAACGCTATTGATACTGTTATAAAGAAACTGATGGATTAAAGGGGGTACTTCTATGTGCGACAAAAGAAAAATGAGTAACTGGACTGTAACGGAACGCGATCTGGCAATATTCAAGCGTTGGCAGAGTGGAGACAGCGTTCGCATGATAGCGATGGACGAATATGTCTCTACACAGCGAATATATGAGATAATTACTAAGGTACGGCTATTTCGTGGTGAAGAAGTCTATAAAGATCCATACGATCTCAGATATCTACAGTCAATTACACCTAGAACTAGAAAATTCTTAGTTAAAAGAGGAGCTAAAGACATTAAAGAGCTGATTGAATGGGTTAAGTATAACAGACTTACAACCATACCTGGTATCGGCGATATGATTGAAAAGAAAATACTTATTCAGCTCAATGACTTTATGCACCAAAGACGTGAAGAAGAGCAGAATAAAAATGGAGGAATTTAAAATGAAGAAAATTAGTAAAGGGTTATACTTATTACTTGCAGTCATTGTATGTTTGACTATAGTTCAGCCAGTAAATGCAAAAACTAAATATACCAAGGCAGATAAGAATTTATCTTATACACTGGCTGTTTTCCAGGATAGTGAACTGTTAAACCCAGATTCATTTAAAATAAAGAAAATTAGTAAGGTTAAATATGTGCTAAATAAGGATAATTTTGAAGTGTATGCAGCATGTGGAATTCTTGATGGCTACAGGACAATCACTTGGAAGGTGGATTATACAGCATCCAATGCTTATGGCGGAAACGTTAGGGAAAGTGTATATGTTACTTCTACATGGAATTATTGCAGTGAATACGATATTGATTTTGAAGATTATACTGACAAAACTAGCTATGCTAAAAGCAACAAGAGTAAGTCATTTGTTAAGAAAATCAAGAAGCTTACGTCAAAATACTATAAAGAATTTTAAGGAGGTCTAGACATGATTGGATTTTGTAAATGTGATATTTGTGGAAAAGTGTATCACCAAGATGAGAACAAGAACTATGATGGAATCATGATTTGGTATACTGATCAAGAGACTGGCACTACTATGCATGGAAACCGAAAGTATGATATTATTGAACCGAATGGAGAAACAATGAAAGGATCTCCAGAGATGATGGATGTATGTCCTGCCTGCTTTGGACGGTTCTGTGACTGGATTAAATCATTTAAGGAGGAGAACAAATAATGAGAGGAATTTGTAAATGCGATTTATGTGGCCATGTATACAGTGAAAAAGAGAACCCGGTATATGATGGCATTACTGTATGGTGGAAAAACAAGGCTGGAGAAAACAAGTTTCCGGCGTCAGCTTCTCAGTTAAGCACACAGAGTGGCGATAAGCTTACTGACATGCCAGCAGTTATGGATCTTTGCCCTAATTGCTTTGAGCGATTCTACAACTGGATAAAAATGTCTAGGGATGAAAACTTCCCTATGAACAAACCTGAATAACTCGCAAAAAATACATTTATTATAATGAGAAGAGATGCGTAATAGCACAATAGCAGTGCACTGGTATTCCCTATACCAGAGATGCGGGTTCATATCCCGTTTGCATCTCCTTTCATTTTTCAAAAATAGGAGGAATTAAAATGAAGAGAATTATCGATTGGTTTAGAAAAACAGCTATCATGCGCAAACTGTTTAACGATGGTGGAGATTGGGATGGCGACTTAGTTACATACAAGCACCATAAGTATTATGTCAATATCCAGACAGGGACGGTGATGAGAATTGAATAGTTTGTTTATATTTTTCAGAACTATAAGCATCATGCTTTTAGTCTTAGGAATGATTGCGGGTGTTATACACACCGTAAAGTACATTTACAAGCACCATGATATTGATCTGATTTCAGAGCTTGTGATTATTGTGCTCGGAATCTGTATAGTTTTGTCGTGGTCGGTCAAATTAAACTAGGGAGGATTGTTATGCAGGACTTTGATCATACGTCTAGAGACGATCGTACGTATACAAAAGAAGAGTTGGAATGCCCTTACTTCGATGAGTGTTATATTCAGGTAAGAAATCAGGGAGCATGCAGATATAACTGTCAGGACAATCCAGCATACAGAAAGGAGTCAAAATGAGATGTAAGAACTGTAACTCTGCAGATGTTAAAGACTGGGCGTTCATTCTGTATGGAGTAAAAGGACATATGATACATTGCGTACACTGTGGAAGTGAGTATTTCGTATCGAATGACGAGATGGCTAGGGATCTTAAAGAGGAAAAAGTTAGAATCTTAGGTATAGATTTAAGTTTAAAGGAGTGTCAAAATGATTAGTGCAAAAGAGGCTTACGATATAAGCTTTGTTAATGACGAGTGCAAAGAGTATCTTGATTCCATTGAGAAGGATATTGTAAAAGCTGCTAAAGCTGGTAAGTATGACATCTCAATCGAACTTGCGGAGCGTGGACTGGCTGTGTCTGAGGATGATAACAGGAAGATCACGATGGCTATAATCGGGTATTTAAGAAGTTTAGGATACAATGCAACTATTTCCAGGATTGAGCGTCATGCTTCATTACTGGTATCTTGGGTTAAACCGGTAGAACAGGAGGAAAAATAAATGAGTGGAAAAGTAATATTAAGTTTTATATTAGGAGCTGCTGGTGGTGCTACAGCGATGTATTTTGGCATGAAAAAGGCCTGTGAGACATACATTGATAACGAAATTAACCAGTTTAAGGCTGATTATGAGGCTGCGCACAAGGAAAAAGCCGAAGAAAAAGCTCAAAATGACGAGAAAAAGAGTGCTGATCTGGCTGGTGATGCCGAAAAAGCCCTGAAAAAGTACGCTTCAGCGACAGAAAAGAGCATTTCTAGCGTAGATACAGGCAAAGATGAGGCTGATAGAAAGGTTGAAAGGATCAATTATGCCAAGATTCGTACTCCAGACATCGAGAAAATCGATGAAATCGATGTAGAAAAGAGTGTTGAAGCTGCTATTGGGCCTGTAATTATCGATCCTAGTGACTACATGGAAGATGATGGTCTTAAGAGAGTTGTATGGAACTACTTACCTAAGGAGGGTAAGGTCTACTCAGAAGATGGTACTGAAGAGATTATGGACGGTATTGAGCTTCTTGGTGAAGAGAACTTAGGATCATTCGGTGAATTCGAAGTCGATACCCTGTACGTAAAGAATGCTCGTGAAGGAGTCAAAATCGACTGTATCCAGTACGAGGACATGACTTATGATGAATTCTTAGAGGAGGTCACATTATGATAAAAGAATATTATCCAGACACATTACATAGTGTCTACAGGTATGAAAAAGCTATAAAAGAGGCTGAAAAACAGTCTAGAAAGGAAAAAAATGACAAAAATCGACAAAAATAGGGTCAAAATGGACTATTTCGAGTGGCTTTTAAGCAAAATCGCCGTTGATCCAGCGAAAAATGAGCACATCCAGGGGTTCAAATGGCTGTTCTCAACCGACTTCGAATGGTCCCATAAACTTGACGCTAACCGAGCTGCAGACGGTGTCGATCTTCGTTCAACGTTCGCATACGAGTGTGGCTATAGCTATCCAGAAGTCAGAAAGGCATTACTTGATAAGCAGTGCTCCTGGCTTGAAATGATGGTTGGCTTAGCCATTCGGTGTGAGGACTCCATCATGGGGAACGATGAATTTGGAGACCGTACGCCGCATTGGTTTAACGTCATGATTGACTCGCTTGGGCTCTATCTGGACTGCTCTGAAGACGATGAAGCTATTCTCAAAAGATGTGCTGCACGTAAGTATGAGCAGGACGGAGAAGGCGGCTTATGGTGGGTCAAAGGAACTAAAAAGAACTTGAGACGTATGCAGATCTGGGATCAGATGTGTGAGTACCTCAATGCAAATTATAAGGAGGAGATCCATTTATGATAGTTAAGAGTTGCAACAGCAGATTAACGGGCAAGGAGCTCGAGAAAATTAAGGTGGAGAAGTATGTAGAAAGTCTCTTCACTCGTGACGAATGTCGTAGTGCCGTGTTAAATGCTACTAGATATTTAGAGAAGAATGGGCCAGCTGGTGTGTTCTCAGATTCAGCTATTGACGTGGTTGACGCTATTGCTTTTGCGTTCGCTGCAGGTGAATTAGAGTGGGTTAAAGATTTAGGGAGGGAAGAAGAATGACAAAGAAAGAATTTATGGGATTCAGTTCAGCGGCTCAGCACGACATGGTTTTGGAGGCCTTGGTACGTGTTATACAGAACCTTGAAACAATGGAAAAAGAATCGGGGAAGCCGTTCGTAGGTACTGTTAAACAGCGTAGGAATGATATCAAGCTGCTTACTATTCTGGCGGAAGCATTTGGTAAAAATGAGCTGGTGTGGGTGCATAAGCCGAGAGTAACTGTTGATGCTGGTAAATATATGCCAGATAAGAAGATAGCTGTAGTTGGTGTAGGGATGGAACGATATAACGAGAAGTCTATGGCGGAGCTCTCAGGGTGTAGGGATGAAGTGGATGCTGAGGATAAGATTGAAGGAAAGGTACTGTTCCAGCGGTACTCTGGGAACTTTAAAGGGTGTGTAGACTGTAAAGAAGTAGCTGCTAATGAATGTGCAAACACTGGTATTGACTGGAAAGAATACAATAAAAATAAAGAAAGTTGAGGTAAATATGATGGGAAATACGAAGAAATTTATTCCTAATATGGATAAATCTGAGATGTTTATATGTCAATACAATCCTTCCGATGGCGCTAGTCCTAGCTACTTTACGGTTGCCAAAGAGAAAATTGAGGGCGGAAAAAGTGCTGGATTGCGAGCTGTAGCATGTTGGAAAGGTGATCAGGCAGATAAAATGCACGATATCATCGTAAATAATAAGGCGATTTAGATAGAAAATAAAGAAAGTTGAGGTAGATATTATGGCGAATACGCAGAACAATGAGGACTATGTTAGTAAGGTTTTACCTAATTCAGAGGGTGGAAAACTGCTGATTTTGCAGTATAATCCGTCTGATGGGAAGCAGGAAAGCTGGCTATCGGTCGCTGGAGAATGTGCCAAAAATGACCAAAAAGGGAAATTGCAACTGATTTCAGTGGTTAGAGGGGCTTCTGCTGACCAATTATATGCCTTTTTAACGGGTGAAAACGCAAAATAAATTTGACCAGTGAATTTCAAAAATTGGTGAAAAAGTGGCTTTTTAGGGGTATTTTAAGCCCTTATTGGCCAAAAACCCATTTTTTATATAGTTTAAAAAACTTTTTAGAAAAGTATGAAAATATATAAAAGTTTTTGAAAGCACATTTTTGTGCCCAAATGGTCAGGAAAGGGAAAAGTATGAATTTTGTAACAATTAAGAGTTCATATGTCAAGTCTAGGGATGCAACGGTCATTCACCCGACGTTCGCTGTTTCTAAAGAAGTCGATAATCTGTTATGCAAAGGTAAGGCGTTCTATGCTATCTGGGATGAGAAGAAGAACAGATGGTCTACTGATGAATATGATGTTATTGATTATGTGGATCGTTTAGTTGATGAAACGTTTGAAAAGGTTTGCAAAACTACAACCAGCAAAATTGAAAAGGACTATTTAAGGGACTTTGATAATGGACGCTGGGAAAAGTACAAGAAGTATTGCCAGCTTAGCCCATCGTCTCCAATACAGTTAGATTCTGATATTACATTCCTAAACCAGAAGACAAGCAAAGAGGACTATCGTTCCAAGACCTTACCATATGACATCAAAGAAGGTAAGATACCAGGCTATGAGAAAATCATCTCAACACTGTACGACTCGGAAGAACGGCGAAAGATCGAGTGGGCCATTGGATCAGTAATATCTGGCGACTCTAAAAAGATTCAGAAGTTCTTAGTATTCTATGGCGAAGCTGGAACCGGTAAGTCAACAATCCTTAATATTATCCAAATGCTGTTTGATGGATATTGCGGAACATTTAATGCTAAAGACTTAGCCAACTCGTCAAAATCGTTTGCAACAGCAGCGTTCAAAGATAATCCGCTGGTAATGATACAGCATGACGGTGACTTAAGTAGAATTGAAGATAACACCCTTCTTAATTCTATAATTGCTCATGAGGAAATTGGCATTTCTGAAAAATATAAAGCAGAGTATCCAATGCGAGTTAACAGTATGCTGTTTATGGGAACGAACCGACCAGTCAAAATCACTGATGCAAAGTCGGGTATTATTAGACGTCTTATAGATGTCAAGCCAACTGGCGAGTTACTTGATCCAGATACTTATCAGGAATGCATGGGGCAGGTTCAGTATGAACTTGGAGCTATAGCTAATCATTGTCTGAAAGTATATAAGAAATATGGTAAGCATTATTATGATGGATATAAGCCATTAGACATGATGTTTAAAACCGATGTATTCTTCAACTTTGTCGAGAGCTGCTATCCGTTCTTTGAACAGGATAATGGTACAACATTAAAAGCAGCATATAGTCTCTACAAAGAGTACTGTGACAATACTGGACTTCCGAATAAGATGCCTATGTATAAGTTTAGGGAAGACTTAAAGGATTACTTTGAAGAATTCCTTGACAGAGCAACATTGGATGATGGAACAAGAGTTAGAAGCTATTACAAAGGCTTCAAGAAAGATAAGTTCACTGAAAAAGAGCTTACACCAGATAAGGCCAAAGAGTCATGGCTTAAAATGGATAGCACTAAATCGATTCTAGACGAAGCGTGCAAGAACTGTCCGGCTCAATATGCGAAAGGCGATGCGCCATCAAAAGCGTGGGATCGAGTTGGAACCACTCTTAAAGATCTGGACACTAGCAAGTTACATTATGTTAGAGTTCCAGAGAACTTGATTGTGATTGACTTTGATCTAAAAGATGCCGATGGCAATAAGTCTAAAGAACTGAACTTAAAGGCGGCGTCAAAATGGCCGCCTACATATGCTGAGTTCTCAAAGAGTGGTGCAGGAGTTCATCTGCATTACTATTACAGTGGTGACCCGAAGCAACTTGATAATGTATATAGCGACAATATCGAAATCAAAGTTTATAGTGGCAAAGGAGCATTGCGAAGAATTGTAACAGCTTGCAACACCTTAGCTATTGCTACTATATCTTCGGGATTACCTTTAAAGAAAAGGAGTGACAATATGATAGACTTTAAAGTAGTTGCTAGCGAGAAGATGATTCGAGCATTGATTAAAAAGAATCTTCGGAAAGAAAGTCATCCTGGAACTAAGCCAAGTGTTGACTTCATTAAAAAGATTCTGGATGACGCGTACGAATCTGGAGAGCACTACGACGTAACAGACATGCGTAACGATATAGTGGCATTCGCAGCATCAAGTACAAATCATGCAGACTATTGTCTTGAGCAGGTTGGAAAGATTCATTATTGTTCAGATGATGTTGCTGGAGCAGACTCTCCAAAGGATGATAGAATCGCATTCTTTGATATTGAGGTGTTTCCAAACTTATTACTTGTTAACTGGAAGTACAGAGGTGAACCCGGGCCTTGTCATAGAATGATCAATCCGACACCAATCGAGGTAGAAGAGTTCCTCAAAATGAAACTTGTTGGATTCAACTGTCGAAGATATGATAACCACATTCTGTATGCAAGAATGATGGGTTATTCATTGGAAGCTTTATTCCAGCTCTCACAAGATATTATTTCTAAGAGTCCGAATGCTTTCTTCGGATCAGCATACAATTTAAGCTACACGGATGTTTATGACTTCTGTGCTAAGAAACAGAGCTTAAAGAAGTGGGAAATCGAATTAGGTATTCACCATCAGGAATGGGCTTTACCTTGGGATCAGCCTGTACCAGAAGAGCTGTGGCCTAAGGTTGCAGAATACTGTGACAATGATGTCATTGCAACAGAAGCAACATTTGAAGCTAACATTGCAGACTTTGAAGCAAGATGTGTGTTGGCTGAGATTGCTGGTGGATGTCCAAACGACACTAACAACATGTTGTCTGGTAAACTGATCTTTGGTAAAGAAAAGAACCCACAGAAAGAATTTATCTACACTGATCTTTCTACAGGTATCTCTGTCGACATGGATGGCAATGAAACATTCAATGAAATCAATAAGTTTGAGGGATATGTATATGATCATGGTGTATCAACTTATCGAGGAATCAAGCTTAACGAAGGTGGATTAGTAATTGCTGATCCTGGAATGTACAGAAATGTCAAAACATTTGATGTAGCATCAATGCATCCTCATTCTGTAATTGCTCTTAATCTGTTTGGTAAGAAATACACAGCTAGATTCAAGGATCTGGTTGATGCTCGTATTGCAATTAAGCATCGTGACATCGAATCACTGAAAACTCTGTTTGGTGGAGCATTTGCTAGATTCGCTAATGTTGCTGAAGAAGAACTGGATAAGTTAGCTAAGGCACTGAAGATTGTTATCAACTCTGTATATGGCTTAACATCAGCTCACTTCACAAATCTGTTCAAGGATGAAAGAAACATCGACAATATCGTTGCTAAGCGTGGATCACTCTTTATGGCAACACTTAAGCTTGAAGTTGAGAAACTTGGAGCTCACGTAGTTCACATCAAAACAGATTCCATCAAGATTGATAATCCAACTCCTGAAATTGAGCAGTTTATCTATGACTTTGGAAAGAAGTATGGATATACATTCGAGATTGAAGCTGAGTATGAGAAGATTTGCTTAGTGAACAACGCAGTCTATATTGCATACGAGAAGGGTGAAGGATGGACAGCAACTGGAACACAGTTCGCAGTACCATATGTATTTAAGAAACTCTTTACTCATGAGAAGATTGAATTCGATGACTTGTGTCAGACAATTGCAGTTAGCAATGGTGGTGAACTGGATCTTGACTTCAATGAGAATCTCGCTGAAGGAGAACATGACTACAAGTTCGTTGGTAAAGTAGGAAGATTCTGTCCTGTTAAAGAAGGATGCGGCGGTGCTCAGTTGTTCCGCATGAAAGACGACAAATACTTCGCTCCGTCTGGAACAAAGGGATATCGTTGGTTAGAATCAGAAGATGTATTAATAAACAATATTCAGGATGAGATCGATATGTCTTACTATGACAAACTTGCTGATGAAGCAATTGAGACAATTTCTGAATTTACTGACTTTGAAAAATTTGCAATTGATGAACATGCCGAAATGGCAGCATAGAAAGGAAGGTCTATCATGGCAAACGTAAATAACATTAATATTGAAGGTGCACTTATTATTTGGAAGAACTTCTCAGGAGAAAGAGACAAATACAATCCTGGTAAAAGAGGATTCAGTGTTGTAATCGATGATCCGGTAATGGCTGATGAATTAAGCAATGAGGGATGGAACGTCAAAGAACGTTCTCTTCCTGAAGGGGCGGATTCCTCAGAACAAGAATGGACGCTCCCTGTAAAGCTTAACATGAACAGATACACTCAGGTATGGCTTATTGTTGGTAATCATAAAAACTTACTGGATGAGAACACAGTAGCGCAGCTCGATGTCGTTGACATTGTAAATTGTGATATTTCAATTCGCCCTTACGAATGGGAGATGTCTGGTCGTTCCGGAATTACAGCATATGTAGATTCCATGTATGTTACAATTCGTGAGAACAAGTTCGCCGAAAAATACGCTGATTTAGATTAGTATGGGATTAAAGCTGAAACCGCACCAAAGAAGTGCAATAAAGAAAATGCATAACGGCTGTATACTTTGTGGTGGTACAGGGTCTGGTAAATCTATTACCGGACTCGCGTACTACTTCATTCGAAATGGTGGAACCGTTGAACCAATGACTAAAATGGTTAATCCAAAAGATTTATATATTATAACAACTGCCAAAAAGAGAGATAGCGGTGAATGGATTGGGGACATGAGTTGGTTTCACTTAACACCAGACGATGAAACAAAAATCTATGATCATAAAGTTGTTATTGATTCGTGGAATAATATTAAGAAGTATGCTGATGTTAAAAACAGCTTCTTTATTTTTGACGAGCAAAGAGTAGTTGGTTATGGCGCTTGGACTAAAGCATTCCTAAAAATCGCAAAGTCCAACGAGTGGATATTGCTGTCGGCAACGCCTGGCGATAATTTTATGGATTACATGCCAGTGTTTATTGCCAATGGATTCTACAAGAACAAAAGTGAATTCACAGCAGAGCATTGTGTATATTCGAGATTCAGTAAGTTTCCGCAGATTGAAAGAATCATTGGAACTGAAAGATTAAACAGATTGAGACGAAGAGTCTTAGTAGACATGCCATATCAAAATCCAGCAGTTCAACATCACGAAGATGTTTGGTGCTCATTTGATAAAGAAGCTTATAAGAATCTTATGAAAGACAGGTGGGATTATGAGAAGAATGAACCAATAGAAAACATTAGTGAGTTATGTTACAAGTTAAGAAAGATTTGCTATGCTGATGAAAGTAGAGCTGAAGCATTGCGAAACATTTTCGAAGAACATAACAAACTTATCGTATTCTACAATTTCGATTATGAATTGGAAATAATAAAAAACATATACTTCGGCGAAGATGTAGTAATCGCTGAACTGAATGGACACAGGCATGATCTAGAACCATTCGATCATTCAAAATGGATTTACCTTGTTCAATACAATGCTGGGTCGGAAGCATGGAATTGTATAAAGACTGATACGATGGTCTTCTATTCTCAGAACTACTCATATAAAATGATGAAGCAGGCTAGCGGTAGAATCGACAGACTTACAACTCCGTACAAAGAACTTAAGTACTTTCATTTGAAATGCAGAAGTCCAATTGAACTTCGTATCACTAGAGCTCTAGCTAAGAAAAAGAATTTCAATGAGTCTGCTTTCATAAAATAGCCTCGCGAAAAAAACATAGCTTATTATAGGGGAGAGAGACGAATCTGCCTCTTTTCTTTTTGCTCATCTTTTCGTGGGGCTCTTTTTATTGATTAAAGTTCTGCAACTGTATAAAATAAATTCTGCCATTATGTTTACCTCCGGCCCTACGAAAGGAGAACAATGAATAAAGAAAACAAAATTCAGTCCGATATAATTTCGGAATTAAAAGAGTTATTTCCAGATTCTATTATTTTAAAGAACGACCCTAATTATAAACAGGGCATTCCTGATTTGGTTTTGTTAGCAAAAGAAGGATGGGCATTACTTGAAGTAAAAAGAGATGCCGACGCTAGTCACAGACCTAATCAGGATTACTATGTAAACAAGGCAAATGAAATGGGCCAATACGGAAGTTTCATTTACCCTCAAAACAAAAAGGAGATATATAATGGAATTCAGGAAGCATTCGCAAGTAAAAGAAGGAGATCACGCATATCTCGGAGCTAGCAAGTATCATTGGATAAACTATGATGCTGAGAAACTTGAAAACACATACCGAAGATTTCTGAAAGCTCAGCAAGGAACTGAGTTACATGAGTTTGCAGCAAGATGTATTAGGCTTCGGCAAAGATTGCCAAGCTCACCATTAACACTCAACATGCATGTTAATGATGCAATTGGGTACAGAATGACACCAGAGCAGGTGTTGTATTATTCTGAGAATTGTTTTGGCACAGCTGACGCAATTAAGTTTGCAAAAGACTATCTCAGAATCCATGATTTAAAGACAGGTGATATTCCTGCTCACATGCAGCAGTTGGAAATCTACACTGCACTGTTCTGCTTAGAGTATGGAATCAAACCAGGTGATATTGGAATTGAATTGAGAATCTATCAAAATAACGAGATTCTTAAAGAGACTCCAACACCTGAAATTATATTACCTATCATGGACAAGATTAAATCGTTTGATAAGATCATTGCATCAGTCAAGAAAGAGGAGGGCATTGAATGAGCTACTTAGCACACTATGGTACTCCTCGACATTCGGGGAGATACCCATGGGGTTCTGGAGACAACCCATATCAGCACAATGCAGAGTTCTTGAAAACCGTTCAGGAAATGAAAGCTCGTGGCAAGAGTGAGAAAGAGATTGCTGCATTCATGGGCATGAAGACAACTGAGTTTAGAAATAAACAGTCGATTTATGTCAATGCCGAAAAGGTCGATCGAATCAACAGAGCTATGAAATTAAAAGAGCATGGATACTCTAATGTAAAAATAGCCGAACTTATGTTTAATTCAACATCGAAAGAATCAACAGTTCGATCGTTATTGAACCAAGGTGAAAAGCTTAAGAAAGACGCATGCATCAATGCAGCTGAAACTTTAGCTAAGAAAGTTGGAACCAAGAACTTCATCGATGTTGGTACTGGAGTCGAAAGAGAGATGGGAATAACCAAAACAAGATTGGATGTTTCTCTTCAGATCTTAAAAGAAGCCGGATATGTAGTGCATTCTGTAAGAGTTCCACAGATCAATCAAAAAGGGCAGTATACAACTACTAAAGTTCTTTGTCCTCCAGGAACTGAATGGAAAGATGTTCAGCAGCATACTGATAAGATCCAGCCAGTAAACAAGTATTCCAATGATGGCGGAACTACTTTCTGGGCTCCGGAATATCCTACAAGTATCTCATCAAGTCGAGTTGCTGTAAGATATGGTGACAAAGGTGGTTTGGAGAAAGATGGAGTTATCGAACTTCGAAGAGGCGTTAAGGATCTCGACCTTGGCGATTCACATTACGCACAGGTAAGAATCGCTGTTGATGGTACTCATTATCTGAAAGGTATGGCAATCTATTCAGACGACATGCCAAAAGGCGTTGATGTAATATTCAATACTAACAAGACAAGTGATGTACCAAAAATGGATGTCTTCAAGAAAATGAAAGACGATCCGGATAATCCGTTTGGAGCAACAATTAAAGCAAATGGTCAGTACCATTACAAAGATAAGGATGGTAATGAGAAGTTAGGAGCTATCAACAAGCTGAAAGAGGAAGGTGATTGGGATCACTATTCTAAGAACCTTGCTTCTCAGTTCCTGTCAAAACAGCAGCTCCCATTGATCAAGAAACAGCTTAAGCAATCGATTGACAATCGTCAGGATGAGCTTGATAAGATACTCAAAATGACAAACCCGGTTGTTAAACGGAAGTTGTTAGCAGACTTTGCCGAGGGTTGCGACAGCCAGGCAGTAGATCTTAAAGCAGCAGCGCTTCCAAGGCAAAGCTCTAAAGTAATATTACCTGTTTCTTCTCTGAAAGATAACGAGATATATGCACCATCATATAAGAATGGAGAAACAGTATGTCTTGTTCGTTATCCGCATGGTGGTACATTCGAGATCCCAGAGCTTAAAGTAAACAATAAGAATCCACAAGGAAAGTCAATGTTAGGCAATGCAATCGATGCTGTTGGTATTAACTCTAAGGTTGCAGAAAGATTATCAGGAGCTGACTTTGATGGTGACACAGCAGTTGTCATTCCGTCTAACTCACCAAGATCAAAAGTTAAGATAACTACTTCTGATATTAGTGCTTATGTTGGCTTAAAGGATTTCGATCCTAAAATTGCATACCGTGGAATTGAAGGAGTTACAGCGAAACTTCCAGAGAAGCGTAAAGGATTGGAAATGGGTAAGATCTCCAACCTTATTACCGATATGACACTGAAAGGGGCAAAGCCAGAGGAAATTGCAAGAGCAGTACGTCACTCAATGGTTGTAATTGATGCTCCTAAGCATGGTTTGGATTATAAGAGGTCCTTCGAAGAGAACCGTATCGCCGACCTGAAGAGAAAGTACCAGGGTGCTAGCGATGCTGGTGCATCCACACTCCTATCCCGGTCTAAGTCAGTAGCCTATGTTCCTGAAGCAAAACAGATTCGTTTGAAGGACATTGATCCTAAGACTGGTGAAGTACATCCGGAGCTTACGGGGCGTACCTATACGGACTGGAAAAGAAATAAGGACGGGGCATGGGAATCAAGAGGAGAAAAACTGGCTACCACAAAAACAACAAAGATGGCAGCTACTACGGATGCCCGTACCTTGTTATCTAAAGATCCGAATCCAAAAGAGGTTGCATATGCTGACTATGCCAACTCCCTTAAGTCTATGGCTAACATAGCTAGAAAGAACATGGTTGCAACTAAGAACATCGAAATGAATGCCAAAGCTAAAGAAGTGTATTCAACCGAAGTTGCAAGTCTTAATGCTAAGCTCAATAGAGCGCTACAAAACGCGCCAAAAGAAAGACAGGCGCAGATATTAGCTAATAAGACATTAAAGAAGAAGCAGGAAGCCAATCCTGATTGGACACCAGATGAAATCAAACGAGCTGGTCAGCAGGCTTTAACAGCAGCTAGAGCAAAGGTTGGTGCATCTAAGTCTAATGTTCAGGTCGACATATCTGAAAGAGAATGGCAAGCAATTCAAGCTGGTGCAATCAGTACATCAAAACTTGAGCAAATACTTAACAATGCCGATTCAGACAAGGTTAAGCAATTCGCTTCACCTAGAAAAGCTGTTACAGTTAATGCCTCACAAGTTTCACGAATCAAGTCTATGCTTAACTTCGGCTATACACAAGCTGAAGTCGCTGAAGCAACTGGACTTTCTGTATCAACTATCAATAAATATTTATAGGAAAGGAGAATTAGGGAATGAGCAATGCAGAAGATGGATCACTTAAGTTAGCAACGCAAAGTCCTGCTGATCGTAATGATACATTACATATATGGATCACAACAGTGGATAACCCTTTTGATCCTTTTGTTGATTTCGACAATTGGTACAGGTTTGATGAGTCAAAAGGCTATTGCACTTCAGGATACTTAGCTAGATACTTTGATACTGACACATCAGACATGAGTGATGCTGAGTATGAAGAGCGTTTGGCTATTGCTATCAACAAGATTCTCAATAACGATTTCATGGGCCAATACTTTAGAGTAACTCGTGTAAACGGAGAAACAAAACCAAAGATTCATAGCAACAAGTAAACAAAACCAAAAATCCATAGAAACAAGTAAACAAAAGCTGAGATTTGAATGTTTTAGAGCTTTCACAAACACGAAGACTCTAAATAGCGTTCGAGTGTCTCAGCTAGCACCCGGAGGGGGGTCGTCAAAATAGCACCCCCTCTGTCATCGCCGGCCTCCTTGAAAATTCTCCGGGGGTTAAAATCCTGTCAAAATGGATTCTAGATGCACGGCTTTACGTTCTTTCTATAAGGGATCTAGGTCTTCTTTTGTCGCACATAGAAGTACCCTCTTTAGTCGAAACTCCTTTCAGGGTTATTAAAACACGCCTAGATCTCTTATAGAGAGTACGTAAAGTGTTCGGCATCTTGGCAAAAGATATTAGAAAGGAGACGAAAGTATATGGGAAGAAGAGCGGCGACAGCTACTTCTGGAAAGAAGCACTCAAGGGTTCCTATGACTCCTGAAGACAGGGAACAATACCTGATCAATCTTTCGCTCGATGCTGCAGAAAAGCAGTTACGCGAAGGTACAGCCTCATCACAGGTTATTACACATTTCTTAAAACTCGGATCTTCAAGAGAACAGCTGGAACAGGACAAGATCAGAGAGGAAACAAAACAGACCCGCGCTAAAATCGATTCGTTGGAAGCTTCTGCTAAGAGCGAAGAGAGATACGCCGCAGCAATTGAGGCAATGCGTAAATACCAGGGTATCGAAGATGAGTAGATCAAGTCTTATGTCACGATCATATATGGAAATGATCAAGTATCTTACGTTTGAAGAACGACTGCAATACTTAATGCTGTCAGGTTCAGTTGGGTACGAGACATTCGGCTATGATCGATGGGTTAATCAGGCATTATATTCATCGAGCGAATGGAGAGAGTTTCGGCATAGAGTAATTGTCAGAGATGGCGGTTGTGATTTAGGTGTTGAAGGATACGAGATAGAGAACCGACCGTTGATACATCACATAAATCCAATTACCAAAGAGATGGTTCTCAACCGAGACCCAATGATATTCGACATGAACAACGTTGTGACAACAACCCATCAAACGCATAATGCCATACACTACGGACACGATACAAATATTCGTAGTGGGCCTGTTATAAGGAGACCAAACGATACATGCCCTTGGAAACATTGAGGAGGAATTCAATGGAACAGAGCATTCTTAAAACTATCAAGCAGCTTGTTGGATGTCCCGATGACTTCGAGCAGTTTGACTTGGATTTAACGATTCATATTAATTCAGCATTTGCAACCCTTACTCATTTGGGAGTTGGACCAAAAGAAGGATACAGAATTACAGGGGTAGACAATGTCTGGAGCGAATTTGAAGATGATACCCAAAAGTTAAGTTTGATAAAAGATTACGTGTACATTAAAACTCGTCTGTTATTTGATCCGCCGACAAGTGGTTCGTTAATGGACAGTTTGAAAGAGCAACTTAAGGAAATGGAATGGAGATTGTACATGCTTTACTATCCTATTTCAGAAGATGACGAGAAAGGAAAGAGCGACGATGACTAATTACTCAGCGGATGACGTTCGAGATTTCTTAGTCGATAATCAAGAACTCTTAAACGACCATCTGGAACACTACGGATTGCCAAGACGATCCGGAAGATACAAATGGGGATCTGGGAAAGATCCGTATCAAAGTCTTGGATCATCGGCTAAAGCTGGTGAGAAGTTTATAAAAAGCTTTTCTAAAAAGAGTGGAGCTGAAAAACAAAATGATAAACGAAGAGAAAAAACCAAAGCAGTCAAGCTCGAGAAAAAGAAACAAAAAACCAAATATAGAAATGAAAAAGCATATGTAAAAACTTTATCTGATGAAGAGCTCAGACGAATAAATACTAGAGATAGTATGGAAGCTACATATCTTAAAAATCATCCGCAAAAACAGCCGTTGCCAAAGAAGTTGGTTGACAAAGCTATGAAGGACATCATTGTTCCTGCAGTTACAGAAGTTGTGAAGGAGCAAGGAAAAGTTTATATCAAAGCTAAACTCAATGCTGCCGCTCAGAAGATGATTAACGAAGCTGTCAAAGCTGAAACAAAGAATGCAAAGAAAAAGAAGTAGGTGATGTAAATGCTAAGCAATACGGCAACGCCTAGGTACTACGGGGAGTTCCGAGATAAAGTTCTGGCTGGCGAGATCCCTGTTAACAGGGAGATCTCTATGGAGATGAACCGTATTGATTGGCTAATTGCTAACCCTGGTGTATACTATGACGACGAAGCTGTAGAAGGTTGGATTGCTTTCTGTGAATCCGAAATGGTATTAACAGATGGCTCAGATCTGGAGTTGCTAGACTCATTCAAAATATGGGGCGAGCAATTATTTGGCTGGTTCTATTATGTTGAGAAATCTGTATATGAGCCAAACCCTTCTGGACGAGGAGGACACTTTGTAAGAAAAGCTGTCAAAAAGCGCCTAGTCAATAAACAGTATCTTATTATTTCTCGAAGTAATGCTAAATCGTTATATGAAAGTTTAGTGCAAGCATATTTTCTGACAGTTGATACGACAACAACGCATCAGATTACTACGGCTCCAACAATGAAGCAGGCAGAAGAGGTTACTAGTGCAATTAGCACTGCTATAGCCAGAGCGAAAGGGCCGTTGTTCCAGTTTTTAACTGAAGGTTCTATACAGAATACTACAGGTTCCAAAGCGAACCGTGTAAAGCTTGCTACTACCAAAAAAGGTATACAGAACTTTCTTACGAATTCGTTACTTGAGATCAGACCATTGAGCATTAATAAACTTCAAGGATTACGAGTAAAAGTAGCCACAGTCGATGAATGGCTTTCTGGTGAATTAAGGGAAGACCCAATTGGTGCAATTGAGCAGGGTGCAGCCAAAATAGATGGATATATAATCTTAGCAGTAAGTTCGGAAGGTACCGTCCGTAATGGATGTGGAGATGCCATCAAAATGGAACTGATGGACATTCTCAAAGGTGAATACCAGAACTGGCATACTAGTATTTGGTATTACAGGCTTGATAGTGTAGAGGAAGTCGGAGACCCAGACATGTGGCCTAAGGCTAATCCTAACCTACCGATCACAGTAAGCTATGAGACAATCCAGCTAGATGTTGAACGAGCTGAGAAAGCGCCCGCCACAAGAAACGACATTTTGGCAAAACGTTTCGGAATTCCTATGGAGGGATACACATATTTCTTCTCATACGAAGAAACGCTTCCGCATCATCGCAGAAGCTTTTGGAAAATGCAGTGTTCTATGGGTGCAGACCTTTCCCAAGGTGATGACTTCTGTGCATTTACATTCTTATTCCCATTACGAAATGGAATGTTTGGCGTTAAAGTTAGAAGTTACATAACTACACTTACCTTGAGTAAGTTGAACTTAGCAATGAGACAAAAGTACCAAGAGTTTATCGATGAAGGTACTCTTATTGTTATGGAAGGAAGCATCATCAATGTTCAAGACGTATACGAGGATTTAGATAAATTCATAATAGATTCTCAATACGATGTTTGCTCGTTGGGATACGACCCGTATAACGCCAAAGAGTTTATTGAAAGATGGGCTCAGGAGAATGGATCATTTGGTATTGAGAAAGTTCCGCAGGGTGTTAGAACTGAAACAGTTCCTCTCGGAGAAATTAAGAAACTATCAGAAATGAGAATGTTGATATTTGATGAATCTTTGATGAGTTTCTGTATGGGTCATTGTATAACATTGGAAGACACAAACGGAAACCGAAAGCTGTACAAGAAGCGTTACGAAGACAAAATCGATAATGTATCAGCATTGATGGACGCTCTTGTTGCATACAAAGTGAACAAAGACGCATTTGAATAGGAGTATGGTTATGTACGTAAAAGTAAAGAATAAGAATGGAACTATAACACTAGTTCATTCAGACTTGTATGGCGACAATCTGGAACATTACGGCTTGCCGAGAAGGTCTGGTCGTTACAAGTATGGATCAGGAAAAGACCCATATCAGCATTCTGGAAAAAGAGCTTCGCGCCTTGAATCAAAATCCGATCGGCTTGCCTACAAGATAAAGAAACAAAACTCTGCGAAGACAAAATCTCGTATCTCGAATTATGAACGAAAAGCTTCGGAAGCTATGGCCAAACGAGTTAAGTTCAAAGAAAAAGAAGAGGCAAAACGTGTTAAGCGTGATCATGCTCTTACAGATATAGGGTACACCGGTAATCTTCAAAAAGCTGAACGAGCTAGAAAGAAAGCAAATCGTTATGGAAAGAAAGCAGCTAAGTATACAAAGAAAGCCGAATCTATCAAACGGCGAACAACAAAAACTGCAGAAAAGAAGAAAGCAGTTGATACTGAGTTAGCTTCCATACGCGGAAAGCAATACGTTCAAAAACTTAGAAAGAAACAGAAAGGATGGTAATATGAGCGATTCCGTATACTATAAAGCCACAGACGAGGATGGTAACACTGTTCTCAAGCATAGCTGGAAAAAGCACAAATACTTGTACATCAAAAATGGTAAGTACGTTTATCCAGAAGATGTAAAAAAATCATCTGCGCCATATAAAGGTCCGACATCTGCAATACGTGCACAGAAGGCTCAGCATGAAAAGGATTTTCAAAAACGTGTAAGAGCAATGAATGCACATACTGTTGCTAAGAAAAATGCTGATATGCTTAAGAAGAAACAGGATAGGCAGATGAAGCAAATTGCAGCTAACGTCAAAAAGCAGAATGCTCCATCGACGAAAGTCAAGAAAGCTGCTAAGTTTGCTACAAAAGTAGCTACTAGGGATGCTGCAGCCAAAATGGCAGTTACAAAATATCTTGTAAGTAAGGCAGCCAAGTCACCTACAGCAAATGCCGCAAGAGCAAAAGCAAGATCAGTAGTTTCTAAAGGCGAGTATAAGATTACCCGAGCTGGACAGAAACTTGCTAGAGATGTTAAGAAGACTGGTGCTTACAAGACAGCCAGAAAAACTATGTCAACTGCTAGAGACCGTGCAGTTACTTCTGCAGAAGTTCGTAACAAGGCAAACTCAGTTAAATCAAAAGCAGAGTATAAGCTTAGTAGAGCTGGTCAGAAGCTGAGTAATGACACTAGACCATACATTTCATCGGCTAAGAAGAAATACAACAGCGTTTCTAAAGATGTCAATAAGGCATACAAGTCAGCAAAGAAGAAAATTAATAGTGTTTCTAGAGATGCTAATAAAGCATACAAAGCAGCAAAGAAGAAAGTTAGAAAAGCACGTAACACTTTCAACAGAGCAAAGAGAGCTGGAAAGGCTTATCTGAATTACCTTACTAAATAAGGAGATAGCATATGGGTTTTATTAACAGATTAAAGCATAGCTGGAATGCATTTATGAATAAAGATCCGACACCATATTCGTATGGAACTGGTCTTGGTGCAGTTAGCTATGATAACCCATCTCGTCCTAGACTGACGATGGGAAACGAACGATCGATTATTACAACAATATACAATAAGATGTCAACAGACGTTGCTGCAGTCGATATAGAGCATGTTATGTTGGATGATAATAAAAGGTTTACGGATAATGTGGAAGATGGGCTTAACTATTGTCTTACAACAGAAGCTAATATTGATCAGACATCTCGTGCATTTAAACAGGATATTGTACTGAAACTTCTTGACGAAGGATGTGTGGCTATAGTTCCTGTCGATACGACTATGGACCCTGTACATGGAAACGTTTATGATATTCAATCGATGCGTACAGCTAAGATAATCAATTGGTATCCTCGTGCTGTCAGAGTGCGAATATACAATGATCATACTGGACAATTCGAGGAACTCGATCTACCAAAGAAAACAGTAGCAATAGTTGAGAATCCATTTTATGCAATCATGAACGAACAGAATTCGACAGCTCATCGACTTAAACGGAAATTGTCGATTCTCGATTTCATAGATGATCGAAGTGGTTCTGACAAACTTGATTTGATTATTCAGTTACCATACACAATTAAGTCTGAAACAAAAAAAGCTCAGGCTAGAGAACGTCGTAAAGAGCTTACTGAACAATTGGCAAGCTCTGAATATGGAGTCGCTTACATAGACTCAACCGAGCATGTCACTCAGCTTAATCGTTCGATTGAAAACAATCTGCTTAAACAGGTTGAATACTTCACCAATTTGTTATTCTCTCAGTTGGGAATGACAATGGAGATTCTTAATGGTACAGCAGACGAGAATACGATGAACAATTATTACAATCGTATAATCGAACCGATACTCGCTGCGGTCGTTGATGAAATGAACAGAAAGTTCTTAACAAAGACAGCACGCACACAAGGGCATGCCATTAAATATTTCAGGGACCCATTCAAACTGGTATCTACTACAAATCTTGCAGAGCTTGCTGACAAGTTCACAAGAAACTGTATCATGACATCCAATGAGTTCCGTCAAGTAATTGGTTTAAGGCCAGTAGATGATCCGAAGGCAGACATGTTGACGAACAACAATATTTCAGCGTCTAATGCTGAATTGGATCAGATGTATAATACAGATTCTGCTGACGAGGAAACAGAAGAACAATAAGTAAAGGAGGAATTCAAAATGGGAGCTAAACGCTCAAAGTATGCCGATTGCGACTTTAAGGGCTGGGCTACAAAGTTTGGTATCCTTTGTGCTGACGGAAGAATTATTCAGCATGGTGCTTTCGACGGCATCGATGGCACTAAAGTACCGTTGGTGTATAACCATGATCACAGCAGTGTTAACAGCGTGCTTGGACATGCTTATATGGAATGCCGTGATGAAGGTGTGTATGCCTACGGATACTTCAATGATTCGGATAATGCGCGGATCGCTAGGGATGCAGTTCAGCATGGAGATATGGATTCGCTTAGTATTTGGGCGAATCATCTTCAGCAGCGTGGACCGTATGTTCAGCATGGCGAAATTAAGGAATTAAGCCTTGTTCTTGCAGGAGCAAATCCAGGCGCATATATTGAAGATGTTGCCTTAGCGCATGGCGATACAATCGACAATGATGATTATGAGGCGTATATTTACTCAGGAGAGTATCTTGAACTTATGCACTCTAATGAGGAAGGAGAAGACGAAGTGGCTAACAAGAGTATTCAAGATGTCGTCGATACGATGACACCAGAACAGCAAGATGCTTTCTACGCAGCTGTAGGAAGCGCATTAGCAGAAGACCCTAGTGCTCTCGAAAACGATGATTACGAGGACGAAGAGTATGAAGACGAGGATGATGAGGACGTCGAAGATCCTGACGAAGA